GCTCTTCCGATCTGGTAGGCGCGGCCCCGATTTCGTCCTAGCTACTAACTTTTTTTAGGTGGTAACTAAAGCGAGGTGGTAACTAGCGGTAACTGGGCTAAATTATTTGGCGTGACAAAGGAGGTTTAGAGCGATGGACGGCGTTGGTGTTCGAGAATTTGCGAAGGCGATAGGGAAATCCCATGTGTGGGTGATGAAGTTGCTTAAGGCGGGCGCAATCCCTCGCAACGATGACGGCACAATACCGATGAAGGAAGGTCTGGAGGCTTACGAACGCTATCAGGGCTCGAGCCGTGAGGAGCGCAAGAAACAGGTTTTCGACAATCCCGAGCCTCCGAAAAGACAGAAAAAGGAGCAGTCGAAGCCGTCTAGACCCGAGCCGTCGCCGTTGCCAAATCCGCAGGAAATGTCGAATTTCAGCACGGCGATGAACAAGGCGAAGCTCGCCGAAACGACATTCAAGGCGCGTCTGCGGGAACTGGAGTACAAGCTGAAGAATGGCGACCTTATCCCGAAGGATGATGTGTCGCGTGAGGCGTCGTGGATGGCGGAGCAGGTCAAGGCGAAGCTGATGGCGATACCGCCGCGAATTTCGTCAATGTGCGAGGGAAGAGTCGCCCGCGAAATCGAGGAAATCATAAGCGACTCAATCAACGGGGCACTAAAGGAACTCCAGAAATGCAAGTATTCGGGCGATGAGGAATGAGCGTCTATTCTGAGGCATTTTTAAGCGCGTTCAAGCCGCGTTCGAAGCTGACGGGCAGCCAATGGGCTGACCTGTATCGCTACGTTGCGCCCGGAACGTCGCCAGAGCCGGGAGAATGGCGCACAAGCCGCGTTCCGTATCTCCGTGAGCCGATGGACTCGATGACCGACAGGAAAACCGAAATCGTCGTCATGTGCTGTTCGTCGCAGGTCGGAAAGTCGGAGGCGTTGCTGAACGTTCTGGGCTATTTCGTTGACCAGGAGCCCGCGCCGCAACTGATGCTGCAACCGACTCTGGAGGCCGCCGAAAACTTCTCGAAGGAGCGCATTGACCCGACGTTTCGCTATTCGCCCGGACTGGCCGACAAGCTGGAGGAGGGAAAGGACGGACGGGGAACGTCGCGTAAGTCAAGCACCACAATCCGCATGAAGCACTATGCGGGCGGATACCTTGCGCTAGTCGGGGCGAACAGTCCAGCGGGGCTTGCGTCGCGTCCTATCCGCGTCCTTTTGTGCGACGAGATAGACCGCTATTCGGCGACGAAGGAGGGCGACCCGCTGAAGCTGGCGATACAGCGCACGACGAATTTCCACAATCGGAAAATAGTCATGGTTTCGACTCCGACAATCAAGGGCGTTTCGCCGATTGAGAGCTGGTTTCTGCGGAGCGACCAAAGGCTTTTCTACATCCCGTGTCCGCATTGCCAAAAAGAAAATGTCTGGAAATGGGAGGACGTGAAATGGGATAAGGATGATGCTGGTGAGGCGTTGCCGATGACCGCGCGTCTGGTGTGTCCTGACTGCGGGGAGATTGTGCGCGGAGCATACAAGCCAAATCCCGAGCTTTTAGGCAAGGGAAGATGGAAGGCCACAAACCCCGAAAGCCGCATTAGGGGCTACCACATCAACTCGCTTTGCTCGCCGTGGGTCAACCTGTATTCGCTTGTCGAGGAGTTCGTCACGGCGACGAAAAACCGCGACAAAAACGGGCTTATGGAGTTCATTAACCTTAAGCTGGGCGAGGCGTGGGATGAACATCAGGGCGAGCAGGACATTTGGGAGCATTTGTCGAGGCGCAGAGAGTACTATCCAGACGACGATACCTTGCCAGAGGGAGTGCTGGTTTTGACCGCTGGCGTTGACGTCCAGCGTGACCGACTGGAGGCCACGCTTTACGGCTGGGGCGTTGGCAAGGAGTGCTGGGGAATTGAGCACAGGGTGATGTGGGGCTCACCCGATGAGCCGTCCACGTGGCAGCAGTTGGATGCGTTCTTTCAGCAGCCGCGGACGATGGCGAATGGCGCGAAAATCACCATTGCCTGCGCCTGTGTGGACTCTGGCGACGGTCAGTTTACCTCGAACGTCTATCGCTACACGAAACAGCGGGAGCGGATGCGCGTTTTCTCAATCAAAGGCCGAGGGGGTTTCGGCATACCCTTCATCAACTCGCCGACGCGCGGGAACACGGAGGGAGCGACGCTATTCACGCTGGGCGTTGACGCGGGAAAGTCGCTTGTGATGAGCCGCCTAAAAATCGAGGACGAGGGAGCGGGATTTGTGCATTATCCGCGCCGTGCGGAGTGCGGTTTCAACGAGACCTTCTTTCAGCAGTTGACCGCCGAAATCTGCGAGCACAAGTTCGAGAAGGGCGTCATCAAGCGCACATGGATTAAAATCCGCGAAAGAAATGAGGCGTTGGACTGCGCCGTTTACGCCACCGCCGCCGAATGTATCCTTAACCCGAACTACGAGTATCTGCGTGAATTCTACTCGAAGACCGAGAATGTCGCCAGCGTCGGCACGTCGCGGAGGCGCGGAACGCTGTCGAAGGGCGTGAAAATTTGACAACTTGAAAAACGGCATTATTTTTAGAAAAAGGTAGGTTAGGAGATTGAGAAAATGGCATGGATAACAGTTGATGAAGCACGCGAAAACCTGAGAATGTGGCTTGAGGCGGAGCGTGCCGTCGCGACTGGACAGAGCTACAAAATCGGCACCAGAAGCCTTACGCGGGCTAACCTGTCCGACATAACCGAGCGGATTAGGTTTTGGCGGACGGAGCTGGAGAAGCTGGAGAATGGGCGCACTGGGGCGCGGGTTTTCCGTGCCGTTCCGAGAGACTACTGAGGAGGTGAGAGAATGAATTTCATAGACAGGACGATTTCCATTTTCTCGCCCGAAAGTGCGCTTAGACGGGCTCAGGCACGAAAGCGGCTTAACCTGTTGAACGAGGGCGAAGGCGGTGACGGATACGGACGGCACGGCGCGTCATGGGCGAGGAAAAGCCTAATCGGGTGGATGTCGAACGGACGCGACGCGGATGCCGACATTGTGGACAATATCGAGACCTTGCGTGAGCGTTCGAGAGACCTTTACATGGGTTCGCCGATTGCCACCAGTGCGCTGAAGACCGTCCGCACAAACGTCATTGGTTCGGGGCTCGCCCTAAATGCGCAGATTGATGCGAAGTTTTTGGGCATGACCGACGACCAGGCGCGGGAATGGGAGGAGAACACGGAGCGCGAATGGAGACTGTGGGCTGAGACCGTCGATTGCGACGCGGAACGCCGCCAGACATTCTACCAGTTGCAATCCCTTGTGACGCTTTCCGCGCTGATGTCGGGTGACGTGTTTGTCGTCCTGCCTATCATGAAGCGTGCTGGGAGCGTCTATGATTTGCGTATTGCGCTTATCGAGGCCGACAGGGTATGCAATCCCGAAAACCCGCCGCCGCCGCCAAACGCTAACATTCTGGGAGGCGTTGAGATTGGCAACTATGGCGAGACAATCGCCTATTGGGTGGCGAAGCACAATCCGAACGCCTATCCGCGAATGACCGTCCAGATACAGCAGAGCTGGAAACGGGTTTTGGCGTTTGGCGCGACGACTGGACGGCGGAACATCCTGCATATCATGGCGGACGTGGAGCGTCCCGAGCAGCGGCGAGGCGTTCCGATGCTCGCTCCCGTGATTGAGTCTCTGAAGCAGCTTTCGCGCTATTCCGAGGCGGAGCTTATGGCGGCAGTCGTGGCGGGTATGTTCACCGTGTTTGTCAAGTCGAATTCGCCGCAAACCCCGCTGGGGCAGATGTTCACCCCAGAGCAGCAGATTGACCATGACCCGAACGCCTACGAGCTGGGGAATGGCGCGATTGTCGGACTGGACGAGGGCGAGGACATTTCCACCGCAAACCCCGGAAGGCCAAACGCGGTTTTCGAGTCGTTCGTCACCGCGATTTGCCGCGAGGTGGGAGCCGCGCTGGAAATCCCATATGAGCTTTTGCTGAAGAACTTTCAGGCCAGCTATTCCGCGTCACGTGCGGCGTTGCTTGAGGCGTGGAAGATGTTTCGGATGCGCCGCGAGTGGATTGTCGGAAACTTCTGCCAGCCCGTCTACGAGGAGTGGCTGACGGAGGCGGTTTTGAAAGGCCGCGTTTCCGCGCCAGGCTTTTTCGACGACCCTGCAATCCGCGCCGCGTGGTGCGGGGCTGAATGGTTCGGCGACTGTCAGGGGCAGCTTGACCCGCTGAAGGAGGCGAACGCCGCCGCCGTGCGGGTTGCCGAGGGTTTCAGCACGCGGGAGCGGGAAGCCGCCGAATTGACGGGTATGAAGTTTGAGGCCATTCACGCCGCGCGTAAGCGCGAGGAAGAGATGCGACGGGCTGACGGACTGGCCGAGCAGCAAAACGCGCCCACAGAGCCAGCAAACGGCGATAACGGCGACTCTAGCGACGAGGACGGAGGAGACGAAGAATGAAGTTCTGGAACATCAAAAGAAAAGACAAGAAGTGCTGCGTTGACCTGTTTGGCTACGTCGGCGGTTCGAAGAAGTACGAGGACGGCTTTAACGAGCAGGACTTCCTCTCCGAGTTCCGACAGATTGACGCGGACGACGAGCTGGAGGTCAGCATTAACTCTTTTGGCGGTTCGGTGTACACCGCGCTGTCGATTTACGCGATGCTGAAGTCGCACAAGGGCTCGATAACGTTCCGTGTGGACGGCACGGCGATGAGCGCGGCTACGATTATCACCAGTGTGCCTAACGCCAAAGTCATTATGCCGAAAGGCTCGATGATGATGATACACAAGGTGTCCACTATGGCGATGGGCAACGTGGATGACCTGCGCAAGGCCGCCGACGACATGGAGAAGCTGGAGAACAACATTATCGCTATCTACGTCGATAAGACGGGCAAAAAGGAAAGCGAAATCAAGGCCGCCGTGGATGCCGAGACCTACTTCACCGCTGAGGAGGCGGTCAAATTCGGCCTTGCCGACGAGCTGGACGAAAGCACGCAGGTCGAGAACTACATCAAGGACGGCGCGATGTACGTGAACGGTCGAAACTTCGACATAAACGAGTTCTTCAGCAACGCGCCAACGTGGTTTTACGAGTGCAAGAAGTTTCAGAATAACCTAAAAAAAGAGGAGGTTGTGAAGATGACGTTTGACGAAGCAAAACAGCAGTTCGCCGCCGAGCTTGAGCAGATGCGGAACGAGGCACGGCAGGAGGGCGCGAAGCAGGAGCGCGAGCGCATTAGGGCGATTGAGGAAATCGCGTTCGGAGACTCCGAGCTTGTCGCGAAGGCGAAGTATGCCGAGCCGATGACCGCCGAGCAGTTCGCCGTCGCCGTCCTTAAGGCCGAGAAGGCGAAGAAGCAGGCCATGTCTCAGGCGCGTCAGAATGACGCAAGCGGGCTCGATGAGCTGGGTGGCGTGGGCAACACTGGCCTTGAGCCGAACGGCGAGCAGAAGGCGAAGGATGAGGCCGAAATGAAGGCCTTTATTGATGCCGCGAAGATGGCCTACAACAACTGACATAGGAGGTTCAAAAATGATGCAGGAGAGCTACACTTCCCCCGTCCGTGACAAGCTGTTTGCTGCCACGCAAATCATGCCTGTCGTTCCCGGAAAGGTCACCATTGCAAAGGGCGTTGTCGCGAAGCGCGGCGCAATCGTCACCGCCGCTGGCGCACTGGCCACCGCCGACGCCGATTGCTACGCCATTCTCGCCATTGACGTTGATGCAACCGACGCCGCGAAGGAGGCCGCTGTCTACTTCACTGGCGAGTTCAACGTCGATGCGCTTTCCGTCGGCGGCTCGATTACCGCCGCAAGCTGTGAACAGGCTTTGCGCAAGATTGGCATTTTCCTCAAGAAGAACATTGCCGAGTGAGAATAGGAGGTAGAAATTATGGCTTTCAATATGTTTGACACCCGCACCATGATGGGCATTATCGAGGAGGGGCAGCGGACTTCCCGCACCTTCTTCAGAGACCGCTTTTTCAGCAACAGACCGACGTTCAACACTCAGAAGATTGACTTCGACATCATCGGCATGGATGGCCGCAAGATGGCTCCGTTCGTTCATCCGAAGATTGGCGGTGTGGCCATTGACCGCGAGGGATACCGCACTGTGAGCTATGACGCGCCTGAAATCGCGCCGATGCGCATTACCACGGTTGAGGACATGATGCTCCGTCAGCCCGGCGAGACTATCTATTCCGGCAAGTCTCCGACTCAGCGTGCCGCCGAGCAGCTTGGCAAGGATTTGCGCTATCTCGACGACATCATCACCCGCCGCGAGGAGGTCATGTGCCGTGAGGCTATCCTGTTCGGCAAAGTGACTATCAAGGGCGAGGGCTATGACGAGGTTATCAACTACTGGCCTGACGAGGTGGGCGAGCAGCCGACCACGACTCTTGCGACCAAATGGGACACCGCTGAGGCCACCGCATTGATCATTATGACCGACCTGCGCACCATTCGCAGAAACATGATTAGGAAGGCGGGATTTGTGCCCACCGACCTGATTTGCGGCTCCGCCGTCATTGAGGCGATTGTGGACAAGCTGGCGAGTGCTGGCGAAATGGACAAACGCCGCGTCGATTTGGGGCAGGTTGACCCGCGCAACATGGGCAACGGCGTGACCTACTGGGGCTACATCAAGGACTCCGCAATCGACGTGTATTCCTATGATGATTGGTTCGTCGATGATGATGGAGTCGAGAAGCCGATGATGCCTGAGAACATCGCCCTTCTCGCGTCGCCGTCCGTGCGCACCAGCCTTGCCTATGGCTGCGTGTCTCTGATTGGCGCGGACAACGTGCGTTTCTACGAGGGTGCGCGTGTTCCCGATAGCTGGGTGCAGAAGGCCGCGCCCGCTGGACGAGTCGTGCAAATCAAGTCCCGTCCGCTGCCGATTGTCCACCAGATTAACGGTTTCCACACCATTTACGCGGTCGGCAACTGACGACGGAAAATGCGCCTGTCGTGAGCAGTCACGGCAGGCGCGGAAAGAGGTGATTTCATGAAGGTTATTCTGTTGCAGAACACGGTTTTTCAGCACCGCTATTGCCGCGCTGGAGAGGCGATTGAGGTGGATGAGAAGACCGCCAATTGGATGACTGGCTGCCTGATGGCCTATGCCGAGGAGACGCCAGTCGCCGAGCCTGAAACGCCAGTCGTTATGCCTGATTTCGAGTTTGAGACCGAGCAGCCGAAAAAGCGGGGAAAACGCAAGTGAGCGCGTTCAAGGATGCGGTCAGAAAGGACGTTCAGGCAACGTTCCTAAATCTCGACGAGTTCGCCGACTACCACGAGATAAACGGTGAGCGGATACCCTGCGTGCTTGACAAGGACGTGACGGGCGAGGCACCGACGGCGAAAGGTAACGTCACGATGGAGGGCGTTTTCGTCAATTCCGTCACAATCTACGTTGCCGAGAACGCGCTTAAAACGCGCCCTGTCGAGGGTGAGCGGCTGGACGTTGATGGCAGCTTGCATATTGTCAGCAGCGTCTCCGACGAGGCTGGAATGTGGGTTATCGTGGCGGAGGAGTTCGGGCAATGAGCGGCAAGAACACGCAATACCGCATAGGCTTTAGGGGAGACGCTAGTCTTGAGCGTGCCGAGCAGTACCTTGCTGGCGTTCCAGGAGGCGCACAGAAGGCCGTCATGCGTGCCATGAACAGGGCTATTCAGGGCGGCGCGACGACGGCGGGACGCGAGATTGCGAAGGCGTACACGGTCAAGGTCGGTCAGGTGCGCAAGACGATTTCCATTCAGAGGGCGACAAAGGACAATCTGACCGCGATAATGACCAGCAAAGGCCGCTATCTGTCTCAGGCGAGTTTCCAGCATAGGCCGCAGGGCGACACGACTGGCAACAAACGGAAGCCCGTCAAGGTCGCCATAAAGAAGGGGCAGATGCGGAATGTCGAACGCGCCTTCGTATGGAAAGGGCACATTTTCCAGCGCGTCGGCGCAGGGCGCACGCCGCTTGATTTCCTGTATGGCCCGAGTATCCCGATTATGCTTTCGAATGACGATGTGAAGAACGCCGTCGGCGAACGCATTTCCGAGGATTTCGAGAAGCGGCTGGAGCATGAGACGCAACGGCTTTTGGAGGGCGAGAAATGATTGAGAATTTGCTGGCTGACGAGCTGCGCAAGCTGATTGCCAATGCGGTAGCAGATTACCGCCTTCCCGTCAAGAACGGCGAGAGAAGGCCGCCGCAGGTCGTCAACGGATATTTGCCGCTTAAGCGCGGCAGCAATGACGACGATTTCCCGTTTGTCCTCGTCCGCGTCGAGGGCGCGAAGACGGAGCAGGACAGCACGGTAATCGACGTGGCAATCATCGTCGGATGCTATGCCGAGACGTTCGACGGTCACGAGTATTGCCTGAATGTCATGAGCCGAATTCGCAACGCTTTGACCTTTTTGCCCGGATGGATTTTGGCGGGAAAGTACGCGCTGAATTTCCCGATAGAATACAGCATTTTGCCTGACCAGCCATATCCATACTGGCAGCTTGATATGTCAACCAAATGGGCAGTTAGAACACCGGAGGTGATTTTCTGATGGCGAAGAAGAAAGAGCAAGCCGAAAGCACAGTCTACATTGGGCGCACAATCCGAGGGCTGACGCAGTACACCGTCTTTCCGCTGGGAGTCGTGCCGCCGCACATTGCGCAGATTATGGCGGAGCGCGAGGAGGTCAGGGGGCTCGTAGTCCCGCTTTCCCGACTTCAGGACGCGCGGCGCATGATGCTTGAAAAGGGCACAATCATGAATAAGTTTTATATGCAACTTTAACCAAAAAGAGGAGGCTGAAAAATGGCTTACACGCACGGAGTCAAGATTTCGGAGGTGGCGACTTCAATCCTGCCGCCTGTCGAGGTGTCGGCTGGAATTCCGTTCATCGTCGGCACCGCGCCAATCAACATGAGCGACATTTCCAACGTCAACCGACCGACGCTTTGCTATTCGTACGAGGAGGCGGTCAAGGCGTTTGGCTATGTGTCGCCCGAGGCGGACGCGGCAAGCGGGCTCAGGAAGCACGCTTTCACCCTGTCCGAGTTCATCAAGTCGCAGTTCGCGCTTTTCGGAGTCGCGCCCGTGATTTTGGTGAATGTCCTCGACCCGACGAAGCACAAGACCACCGCCAAAACCACGTCCGTCACCCTCGACGCAAAGACGGGTTCAGCCACCATTCACGAGAGCGGAATTGTGGTTTCCACCATCAAGATTGGCGCGTCCTCTGGCACGTCCTACAAGCTGGGTACGGACTACACCGCCGAGTTCGACGCGGACGGAAATGTCGTCATTTCCGCGATGCTGAACACTGATGGCGAATTCAAGATTACGACTGGCACCTCGCTGACCTTCTCCGCCGACAGGCTAGACCCGTCAGCCGTCACCGAGGACGACATTATCGGCGGCGTTGACGTGAGCGGCGCAAAGCGCGGACTGGAGCTTGTCTCCGAGTGTTTCCCGCGTTTCCGCCTTGTTCCCGGTATCCTCGCCGCTCCCGGCTACTCTGGCAATCCCTCCGTGGCCGCCGTGCTTGCGGCGAAGGCGGACAACATCAACGAGCATTTCAGCGCGATTTCGGTGATTGACGTTCCCACGGAAACCGTAAAATCCTACTCGAATGTCGCCGCGTGGAAAAACACGAATAACGTCACCGACCCGAAGCAGATTGCTTGCTGGCCGATGCTGAAGCTGGACGACGTTCTCTATAACCAGTCAACGCAGCTTTGCGGCCTGATGGGGCAGGTGGATGCGGACAACGACGATGTGCCGTTTGTCAGCCCGTCGAACAAGAATTACCAGATGACCGCCGCCGTGCTAGCTGACGGCACCGAGATTTGGATTTCGCCCGACATGGGTTCATATCTCAACGGCGAGGGCATTGTCACTGCGCTTAACTTCATCGGCGGCTGGAAATGCTGGGGAAACCGCACCGCCTGTTACCCCGGAAGCACCGACGTTAAGGACGCCTTCATTTGCATTAGGCGGATGTTCTCGTGGGTTGGAAACACGCTTGTCCAGACCTTCTGGCAGAAGGTGGATGCGCCGCTGAACAGGCGGCAGATTGATGCCGTTGTGGACAGCGCGAACATCTGGCTGAATGGCCTTTCCGCACGCCAGTACATTCTTGGCGGTCGAGTGGAGTTCCTCGAGACCGAGAACAGCGACACCGACCTGATGGACGGTAAGGCGCGTTTCCACGTCTGGATTACTCCGCCTTCGCCCAATCGAGAGCTTGATTTCGTGCTGGAATACAGCACCGAATATCTGTCTACTCTGTTCGCCTGATAGTCAAGAAAACGTGGTTCGTGCATAAAGCGCACGAGCCACAAAACAACAATTCTGGAGGATTGAAATATGGCTGGAAACAACATTCCCGAAAGACTGATTGGGTTCAGAGTCTACAACGAGGGCAATGACCTTCTTGGCATTGCCACGGTTGACCTTCCCGAGATTGAGGCGATGAGCGACACGGTGAGCGGCGCGGGCATTGCTGGCGAGGTCGAGTCGCCCGTTTTGGGGCACTATGGCAGCATGACCACGACTTTCACTTGGCGGACGATTGAGAAGGCCGCCATGTCGCTTGCCGAGCCCACCGCGCACGGCGTGAGCGTCCGAGGTTCTCAGCAGGTCTATGACGCGGCAAATGGCAGCTACAAGACCGTTGCCGTCGGCTGCATGATGCTCGTCACGCCGAAGACCGTTTCGCTTGGTTCGTTCGAGACCGCAAGCACCACGGACACCGAGCAGGAGTTTGAGGTTTCATATATCAAATTGACGATTGACGGCAAAGAGGTTTTTGAAATCGACAAGTATAACTACATTGCCAAATTCAACGGCAAGGACGTGCTTTCCAGCGTCCGCAAAGACCTGTTGATTTGAGCGTAAGGAGCGATGAAAATGCTTTACAAGTTCGGAAAGAAATACACGTTCGAGGGCGTTGAGTACGAGCAGCTCGAGTTCGAGCTTGACAATCTGACGGGAGCCGACTTCGCCGCCGCGAAGAAGGAGTTTGCTGGCGGAGGAAACTTCGCCGCCGTGCCGTCCGCCGACAGCGAGTTCTGCGCCGTCCTTCTCGCCCGCGTGTGCAAGCTGCCGCGTGAGTTCTTTGCGCAGATGCCAGTCAACGACTACTGCAAGATTACGCAGATGGTGAGCAATTTTTTGCTGGCCTAGGGCTGGATGTCAAGTCGCCCGAACGGAAGCTGATGGAGATATGCCTTTCACTTGCGAGGGCGGAAACCCACAGCGGGGCTTTGGAGTGGTTCAGGGTTCCCATTTTCGAGCTAGTCGGGTGGCTTGACGTCGTGGCCTCCGCCGAGAGGAAAGGCGGAAGGAAGCGATGAGAACAGGCGGCAAAAATTCACGTTTTTGCCGCCTTTTTGAGATACACATTGAGGTGATTTCATGGCGGGAAAAGTCCACGAGATAGCGTTCAAGATTGCGGGCAAGCTGGCCAGCAGCTTTTCCGCCACGTTCCAGCAGGCGGGCAAGGTCGTCGCCGAGACCTCACAGGCCGTCAACGCGATGAACAGACAGGCGGGCGAGGTCGGGAACATCATCAAGATGCGCCGCGAGGTTCTGGAGTCGTCAAAGCGGTTTCAGGACGCGCGTATGCGTTCGACGGAGCTGGGGCGGGAGTTCGCGCAGCAGCAGGCGAAGACGGCGCGTCTGGCGCAGGAGCACGCGAAGGCTAAGCGCGAGACGGAAATGCTGGGGAACGCGATTAAGCAACTGAAAAATCCGTCGGTTGAGCTTGTCCGACAGTTCGAGAATTCGCGCATTAAGACCTCGATGCTCGAAACCGCCATGAAGGACGCGGAGGCGGAGACGAAGCGGCTTGGAACGGAGTTTGACCGCGCACGGAACGCCACAAACCGCGCCGAAAAGGAGCTGGTGGAACAGCGTGCGGCGTTGCAGGGCGCGGAACGCGCGGCGGGAACGGCTGGACAGAGTATCCAACAGCTTTCCCAGAAGCAGAAAGACCTTGAGAAGTCGGCGCAGAGGGCGGCGGCGGCTCAGGCGAAATTCAACCAAACTGTATCTGGCATAAAGAGCAATGTCGCCTCGATGAAGGAGAATGGAGCATATGCGTCGATGGGCGGCGCGGCGATGGGCGCGGGCATTGCGGCGGCTATCAATTCGGGCATGAATTTCGAGGCCGCCATGTCGAAGGTAGGAGCCATTTCCCGCGCCAGCGAGGCGGATTTGGCGAAGCTGTCGGCACAGGCGAAGCAGTTGGGCGCGGACACCGAATGGAGCGCGTCACAGGCGGCGGAGGGCATGACCTATTTGGCTATGGCGGGTTTCAAGACCGAGGACACGCTGAAGGCCATGCCGGGTATGCTGTCGCTTGCAACGGCGGGCAATATTGACCTTGGACGCGCCGCCGATATTGCCTCAAACATCCTCACTGGGTTCGGCAAGGATGCGTCTGAAATGGGCAATGTGGGTGACATTCTCGTAAACACTTTTACGAGTTCAAACACCAATCTCGAAATGCTTGGCTATACGATGAAATACGCAGCTCCGATTGCGAAGTCATTGGGCGTTTCGATGGAGGAGGCCGCGGGCATGGCTGGCAAGCTGGGTGATGCGGGTATTCAGGGCGAAATGGCGGGCACGACACTCCGCTCCGTGATGCTGAAATTGTCCGCTCCGACGAAGGCGGGCGCAAAGGCACTGGAGCAGTTGGGCGTGTCCACGACGGACGCAAGCGGCAATATGCGCAGTGTTCCCGACATTCTCGCCGACCTTAACAAGGCTATGGCGGGCATGAGCGAGAGCGCACGCGCCGAGACTACGAAGACGATTTTCGAGACCGAGGCCATGTCTGGCGCGATGATACTTATGGAGCAGGCTGGCAGCGGCGCACTTCAGAAGTACATCCAGAGTCTTGGCAAGACTGGCACGGCGAACGAAACCGCACGCAAGCAGGCGGACAATCTTGGCGGCGACATGAAGTCGCTGGGAAGCAAAATCGAGGCGGTTTCAATCAGCATTTATGAGAGCATTTCGCCGACGCTCCGCAGCATGGCGCAGGACGTCACGTCGGTTATCTCAAAGGTCAATGTCTTCGCCACTGAAAATCAGGGGCTAGTCAAGGTTCTGACGCTTGTGGCTGGCGGCATTTCCGTCGCGACGGCGGCGGTTCTTCCGCTGACCATTGCGGTCAAGACGGCGGCTTTCTACTGGAGCGGCCTTAAGGTCGTTCTGGGTTTCGTCAAGCTCGCGTTCATGAAGACCACATGGGCGATGGCGGCGAACAAGGCCGCTATGATTGCCAGCAAAGTCCAACTGATAGCGCACAAGGCGGCGATAATCGCGTGCAAGGTCGCTATGCTGGCGTGGAAAGGCGTTGTCGCGGTCTGCACGGCGGCGCAATGGGCGTTCAACGCGGCCATGACACTCAACCCCGTCGGGCTTGTGATTGCCGCCATAGCCGCGCTAATCGCGATTGGCGTTTTGCTTTACAAGAACTGGGATACCGTTGTCGAGTATGCGAATATGCTATGGGAAAAGCTGAAGCAGTTTGGTAGCTGGATTGCTGGCGGTTTCGTGTCCGCGTTCACGATGATGCGCGACAAGATAGCCGAGGTGTTCGGCGGTCTTCTTGGCATTGTGAAAACTCCGCTAAACGCCGTGATTTCGATAGTCAATCAGGCCATTTCAGCAATCAACGGCATAAGCGTTGACATTCCCGAGTGGGTTCCAGGATTTGGCGGTCAGAAGTTCGGCATGAACATTCCCCAAATCCCGATGCTCGCCGAGGGCGGTGTCGTCTCGAAGCCTACTCTGTCCATGATTGGCGAGGGCAACGAAAGCGAGGCCGTCATGCCGCTGTCGAAGCTGGAGGGCATGATAGGCGCGAATGGCGGCGCGTCAGTCAGCGTCACCTTCTCACCCACTATCAACATAGGGGGCGGAGGAAACGACGCATACAGCGCGGTAAAACGCGGCCTTGACGAGGGCGCGAAAAATCTCAAGCGGGAGCTGGAGCGGCTACTAGCCGACAAGCGGCGACTGTCCTATATGTGAGGAGGATGAAGCATGACCACAATAACGACTGTAAGCGGCGACACATGGGACAGGCTGGCTAAACGCGCATACGGGAACGAGCGGCTTATGTCCGTGCTGATTGCGGCGAACATGATGCACCGCAAAACGGCGATATTCAGGGCTGGAGTTGTGCTGACCGTTCCCGACGTGCCGAAGGCGGCGGCGGAGCCCGAAAACCTGCCGCCGTGGAGGAGGTGATTTTATGCAACCTATCGAGACAAGGCTTAAGCTACTTTTCTCGGCGAACGAGGCGGATGTCACCGAGGACATTATGCCTGATTTGCTGTCGTTCGAGTACACCGACAACGAGACGGATGAGGCGGACGAGATAAGCATTTCGCTTAAGGACGATACTGGCAAATGGGCTAGCTCGTGGCAGCCAGAGGGCGGCGAGATTGTCAAGGCCAGCATAACCGAGGGCACGGTGGACACGAAGGGCAGGACGCTGAATTGTGGCACGTTTTTCGTGGACACATTGGGCGTTTCTGGCGCACCGCAGGTGGTGACGATAAAGGCCGTTTCAACGCCGCTGAACAAGCCCATTCGCCGAAAGCAGGTCACGCGGGCATGGGAGGGCGTGACGCTTGCCGAAATCCTCAGCGAGATAGCGGGAAAGGCGGGAATGTCTGGGATGTACATTGCCGACGGCATAAGCTACGACCGCATAGACCAGAGCAAGGAGAGCGACCTGTCTTTCCTCGCGAGACTGAGCAAGGAGAACGGGCTTTCGATGAAGGTCACGCACGAGAAGATAGTCATTTTCGACCAGCAGCAGTTCGAGTCAAAAAGCCCAATCGCTACATTCGAGCGCGGTTCAGACAGCATACTTTCATGGAGCTTTGAGCAGCAGGCGGCGGAGACGTACAAGAGCGTAAAGGTCACCTACAAAGACCCGAAGCAAAACGGGTTCGACAAGGGGCTGAACAAGAACAAGGATGCGGTCAAGGAATACACCTACACCAATCCCGACGCGGACGAGAGCGGGCAGGAGTTCGAGCTGAAGAAACGCGCCAAGTCCCTTGAGGAGGCGGAGCGGATGGCGAAGGCGAAGATGAGGGAACTCAACCTGAAAAGCGTCACTGGCAGCATGACCGTAATAGGCAACGTCGGCTTATGTTCGGGCTCCGTCATTGAGATTGTCGGTTTCGGCAGCTTTGACGGCAATTTCGCCATAACCAAAGCTGGCCACAGCTACGGCACTGGCGGCTATACCACGTCGCTTGACCTGCGCCGCACAAACGCGAACTACTGAGGTGATTTCATGCTGGATTACATGGACATTGACGGCGTGACGGAGTTGCTGAACACGCTTATCCGCATTGGCAACGTCTCAAGCGTCGATTACGCCAAATGCACGGCGCGTGTTTCGTTCGCCGACGAGGGCGAGGTCGTTTCCTTTGACCTGCCTGTGCTGCACACGAACACGCTCCAAAACAATGATTTCGCGATGCCTGACGTGGGCGAGGACGTGCTTTGCCTGTTCCTGCCGAGCGGCAACGAGGAGGGCTTTGTTCTGGGCTCGTTCTATGCGGGTTCGAATGTTCCTCCCGAGTCAAGCGGCGAATGGCGCACCGTGCTTTTCAATGACGGCACGCGCATAAGCTACAACCGCGAGACGCACGAGCTTAAGGCCGAAATCGAGGGCACGACGATAACCGCGAACAGGCAGAATGTAGAGGTAGTCGCGCCAGAGGAAATCAGGGGCACTTGCAAGACGGCAACCCTTTCCGCTTTGGAAACAGTTGTGGTGACGACGAAGACCGCGACGGTGACGGCAACGGATGCGCTGACCGCAAACGCTGGAGTCGCCATTGTCAACGCGACGGAAAGCCTTTCCGCGACCGCTCCAGTCGCCACGGTCACGGCGCAGAACATCACGCTTGCGGGCGACGTGACGATAACGGGAAAGCTGACTGTGGCAAAGGACGTTGAGACGGGAGGCGTGAGCCTTGCGGCGCATACCCACAATGACAGTCTAGGCGCGAAGACGACCGCGCCAAACGCATAATCAGGAGGTGGAAACATGGGCTACGAAATACCGAAAAGCGCAATCGGGAGTCTGGGCACCTTGCCTTTCGTCTGTTCGGACAAGAAGGTGCTGACCTTCAGCACCATTCAGCGCGACAACTCCGTCCGCTGGGCAAAGCATGAGGTGGTGGGCAGGAAGCCGATGCTGGAGTATGTCGGCGAAGACTTGAGTTCCGTTTCGCTGACAATCCGCTTTGACATTTCGCTGGGCATAAAGCCGCAGGACGGTTTGGACAGACTAAAGCGGATGCTGGAAAACAAGCTGTACAAGACGCTGATAATCGGCGGCGAGTACATCGGGCGTTTCGTAATCGAGAGCATTTCCGAGGAGCGGAAATTCCACACTGGCAACGGAGTCTGTCAGGTCGCGACGGCGAACATCAAGCTACTGGAGTGGGCTGGAATATGAGCTATATTGTAAACCTGAACAGGGCGATAGATTTCGCGCCTTCAACCGTCGTCGAGGAGGTTCTGCAGAACGTGCGGACGATACTCTCGACGGTCATAGGGAGCGTTCCGTTGCACCGTGATTTCGGCGTTTCGTGGGAGCATATCGACAAGCCCTTGCCAGTCGCGAGGACGCTGATGCAGGCGGCGATAATCGACGCAATAGACGAATTCGAGCCACGCGCCAAAGTCGTTTCCGTGACGTTCGACATGACCGATGATGACGCGCTGGAGGGCATTTTGAGGCCGACAGTGAAAATAGAGATAGAGGAGGGCGAATGATGCCTAGATGGGGTTTGTCAGAGGTCGATTTCGTCGATGTGGACGCGACGAAAATTCAGGCGGAGATACTCAACGGATACGAGAGCGCGAGCGGGCGGACGCTGGCGATAGGCGACCCCGTTCGCCTGTTCCTTCTGTCCGTTGCCGATGTGATTATCCAACAGCGGAACAACATCAACATAGCCGCTCAGCAGAACTTGCTTTCATACGCCAACGGCGAGTATCTCGACGCGCTGGGGAGCAACCTTTCCGTCTCCAGACTTCCTGCGGCGAAGGCGGTCTGCACGCTGAAATTCACGCTTTCGACTGGCCTGAACTACGCCTATTCCGTTCCCGCAGGTTTCGAGGTCACAAACGGCATTGTGACGTTTGCGACGGATGCGGAGCTGGTGATACCGTCGGGCGCACTGACGGGCGAAATGACGGCGCACTGCACACAGGACGGCGAGGCGGGAAACGACTATCTTCCCGGTCAGATTGCCACGATTGTCAAGCCGATGACGTTCCTTGCGTCGGCGGCGAACGTCACCCCGACGGCGGGCGGCGCGGATGCGGAGAATGATGAGGACTATGCGGAGCGGCTGAAGCTCGCGCCAAATGCGTTTTCAGTGGCAGGGCCAGCAAAGGCGTATGTGTTCCACGCCTACTCCGTTTCCAGCGCAATAATTGACGTTTCAGTCGCCTCGCCAAATCCCGGCGAGGTCAAGATTTACCCGCTGATGGAGGGCGGCACGCTGCCGAGCGCGGACGTGCTTGACCAGATTGAGGCGTATCTGTCAAGCGATGAAATCCGACCGCTTACGGATGAGGTCGAGGCGTTGTCGCCAGAGGCCGTCGAGTATCAGATAAACGTGGACTACTGGCTGGACAAGTCGAAGGCAACCACGTCCGATGCGGTCAAGTCAGCCATTGAGAAGGCGGTCGAGGAATACCGCGTTTGGCAGCAGTCGAAAATCGGGCGTGACATTACGCCTGACGAGTTGCTGACGCGCGTAATCAACGCGGGCGCGGCGCGTGTGGACTTCTCGACGCTTTCGCCGTCCGCATGGGTGGAGCTAGACGCGGGAAAGGTGGCGCAATGCACGTCAGTCACGGTCAGCTACAAGGGCTACAAGGACGAGTAGGGAGGTGACGCGACATGAGAAATCTTGAGGAGCTGAAGCTGTCGGAAATCATGCCTGATAGCCTGACGCACGACGCGGGCGCGAAGGCGGCGGCGGATGCGCTTGACGGGCAACTGACGAGCATTTCACGGCAGTTGGACTTGCCGTCAATCTATGCGAAGATTGACGGTCTTTCCAGCCTTGCCTTAGACCATTTGGCGGTGCAGTGGGACGTGTCCGCATGGCGTGACCGCTGGCCAGTGTCGCTTAAGCGTTCCGTGCTTAAGCAGTCGATACAGGACAAGCGGAAGCAGGGCACGATGGCGGCGGTCAAACGTGCGCTTTCCTCGCTGGGCTCGTCGGCGACAATAACCGAATGGTGGCAGAAGTCTCCGAAGGGAACGCCGCACACCTTCTCCGTCGTGGCCACGCTCAACACGATGGACGGCGTTCTCGAGGCCGAAATGCAGGACGACATTAGGCTGATGATTGACGCGGCGAAGCCGCTCAGAAGCCACTATGACTTCATTCTCCAGCAGTCGGCGAAGGGCGGTTTCGGCGGGTTCGCCTTCATGCGGGTAGTCAATTACGCCACCTTGCGCGACGACGGCACGGAAACGCCAGTTGTGGCGGGCTCGCTGGGTGTGGTTTCGGCGGCGCGTGCTATATTAATCCGTCGGGTTTCGGCGACGGCATAAGGAGGTTTTAAGATGAATTTCGTTATCACGAACGCGGGAAGACAGGCACTGGTCAACGCCTCGCAGAGCGGCACGAACGCCGTTCAGATTGCCAAAATCGGAGTCGGCACGGGCAAGTATTCCCCTACGGCTGACAGGACGGCTTTGCAGGCCGAGACGAAGCGGCTGGCAATCGTCGAGGGAGGAGCGACTGGAGACGGCGCAATCCACGTCGCGTTTCAGGACAACAGCACCGACAGCTACTCAATCTACGAGGTCGGCATTTTCCTCGCGGACGACACGCTTTTCGCCGTCCATTCGTCGTCCGACTTGGTGATGCAGAAGTCGGGCGCGTCAATCGCTTTTCTCGAAATCGACATTGCATTTGAGAATGTCGATGTTTCCTCAATCACGTTCGGCGACCTTACCTTCTCGAACGCGCAGGCGACATCCGCCAATGCGGGCATTGTCGCGCTGGCGACGGCTGCGGAGGTGGCCGACGGAACGAACACGCAGAAGGCGGTCACGCCAAACGCGCTACAATCGCTTGTGGCGAGCGAGACGGAAAGGGGGCTGGTTAGAGTAGCCACCGACGCCGAAAGCGCGTCAGGGGCGGTTTCTGACGCGGTATCGACCCCGAAAGGCGTGAAGGCCGCGATGGATGCGCGGATTGCGACAAATGCGGAGGTTCAGGCGGGAACGGATGCCACCAAAGCCGTCACCCCGTCGAGCCTTTCGTCACGCACCGCGACCGACGCGAGGACTGGCCTTGTGGAGCTGGCCACGGCTGCCGAGGCGACCACGGGAACGGACACGGCGCGAGCCGTCACCCCTGCGGGCGTGAAAGGCGCGATTGACGCGCGTCTGGCGACGGCGGCGGAGACTCAGGCGGGAACGAACAGCACAAAGGCGGTCACGCCCGCTGGACTGGCGGCGAAAACCGCAAGCGAAACGGCGGCTGGAATTGTCGAACTGGCGACGGCGGCGGAGACCACCACGGGCACGGATGCGGCGCGGGCGGTCACGCCCTCTGCGCTTTCCGCTCGCACCGCGACGACTGGCAGGACGGGGCTTGTCGAATTGGCCACCACGTCCGAGGCGACGGCGGGTACGGACAGCAGCAGGGCGGTCACGCCAGAGGGCGCGAAGGCGGCTTTGGATGCGCGTTTCCAGTTGGTCAGGATTGACGGCAATTCGCGAATTCTCAACACGAACGGCGAGGCGAACACCAGCTTTTGGCCGTCTGGACTTTCCGCGTTCACGCAGTCGAGGGCGGGCGCAAATCAGATGGCTATGGCGCGTTTCTCGAACGACGAGCACGGAAACAGCCTTGTCTTCTTCAAGTCGCGCGGCGCGACTCTAAACACGTCAAAGTCCGTTTTGCCGTCGGACAAGATTGGCCAAATAAACTTCCTCGCCGACAATGGGAACATCAACTACTCCGAGACGTTGCAGGGCGCGAGAGTCGCGCACATCGAGGGCGGCGTGTTCGAGTCGTCCGCAATCACGAGCGCGGGCACGACGAACACGGGCATTAGGGGCTATCTGCGCCTTTTCGCCAATTCCGACGAGAATTCCCGCGACGGCAAGGGCGTTGAAATCCTCGACAACGGCTTTAGGCCGACCGTTGACAACAACTCCAATCTGGGCACGGCGGGCAGACGCTGGAAGGCCGTCTATGCCGTCTCCGACGTGATTTCCACGTCGGACGAAAGCACGAAGCAGGACATTGCCGACATTCCCGATGCTGTCCTTGATGCATGGGGGAACGTGAATTTCCGCCAGTTCCGTTTCATTGACGAGGTGGAGCGCGAGGGCGACACGGCGAAGAAGTACTTTGGCGTGATTGCGCAGCACATTCTCGCGGCGTTCGCGTCGGCGGGGCTGGATGCGTGCGAGTATGGCCTTGTCAACTGCGACACGGACGAGAGAGGAAACACCATTTACGGCGTTCGCTATCGCGAGGCTTTGGTGCTTGAGGCGGCGTGGCAGAGGAAGAAGATTGCCGAGGCTGGAACGGGCGGCGGTTCGGGCGGTTCGACGGGCGACGTGTCGCAGCTTGAGGCGGATGTCGCCGAGCTGAAAACCACAGTTTCCACGAAGGCGAATGACAGCGCGGTCGTCCACAATGTGAGCGCGGAGACGATTGGCGGGACAAAGACTTTCTCCGCCATTCCGCAGATACCGACGGCGGCGGCTGGAGACAGCTCCGCGAACGCGGCAAGCACCGAGTTCGTCGCCGATGGAATGGCGAAGAAGGCGGATGCAAGCCACAGTCACGACGAGCGTTATCTGCGGCTGATTGGCGGCAACGTTTCGGGCGCATTGACAGTCGGGGGCGTTCCCGTTTCAGTCGAGGGGCACACGCACGACGAATACGCGGATTTCGAGCATACGCACGTCATAGGCGACGTGAGCGGCCTTCAGGACGAACTGGACGCGAAGTCAGACACCGACCATAACCATGATGGGACGTACCTGTCTCTTGAGAGTGGTGGAACAGTGTCCGGGGACGTGACGTTTGCCAAAAGTGTATTGTTCAAGCAAGCCGTAAATTTCCTTCACACTATTTACGTGTCTGGCATGACTATGTATAGTGGCGGCAATCTCTATGAGAACAATGTACCCCTTGCCGACAAGTACGCCGCAAAGACTCACACCCACGAAATCGCCGATGTGAACGGGCTCCAGACGGCTTTGGACGCGGCGAGCGCGTCGAGTATGCCGTCGGATTTCTCGGATTACGTCGTGGATACAGGCGCAAACATTGATGGCTCGTGGTATCGCCTCTACAAGTCTGGCTGGGTTGAGCAGGGCGGACGGAAAAGCGTCATGGTAAACGCAAGCAGCGAGGGAACGAGGACAACTGTTAAGAGCTTTAGCTATCCCGTGCCAATGGCTGACGGATGCACCCTCAACGCAACTGTCCTCAACAACTATGGCGACTACACATGGCTCTTTTCGGACAACGACGGCACTGGGTTCAGCGTCACCTTCACGCACCCAAAAGTCGAGAGCGGCGCGACCTACATGAGCACATACTGCGACGTTTCATGGCGTGCCTGCGGAATGTCGCTTGCGAACTGATTTGAGGTGAAAAAATGGCTTATTACATAGGGCAGAAATTCAATGGGATATACCCGCCTGACGCGGCGGCGTGGGCGAACGAAAACGGCGCAAGAATGGCGAAGTATGACGGCGGTTTCATGATTGTTCCAGTCGGGAAAACCGAGGCCGTGAATGTGGATGGCAGAAGGGACGTTTTCCCAGCCGACATTTCCAGCCTTGACGCGGAATTGCGCGAGGGTAAAAACCACATCCGCCGTTTCATCTATCCCGAGTTTGACGAGAAGAGGACGGCTGACTTCGCGATGATACAGTGCCATTTCGGGAACGAGGCGCGGCAGCTCAAGGCGACCACACGCGCGATTGAGGCGATGGCGGAGAGCAACCCGCGACCTTCGGAGTGGATGCTGATTGAGGCGCAGAACGAGGGAGAAAGGCCGCTTTTGTCGGAGCTGGCGAAGTCGCTGAAAATCGACTATCTGTTTGTGTCCGTTCCCGAGAGGTCGCAGGGCATTTTCCTCAAGGAGGCGTTGTGGAACATTGGCGCGAGGAAAGTGAAAGGCGAAAACCTTGTGTTCCTTGACAGCGACATAATCATGTGCAACCGCGCGTGGGCGCACCACGTCGAGATGGCACTGGACGCATACGACTTCGGCAGCCCTCACGGGTTCGCCTACTATGCCGAGACTCCGCCAGACGAGACCGACATGGACTATAACCACATCTTCAAGTCGAGCGGGTACGCCACGATGACGAACGACGGATACGGGCACCCCGGATTTGGGCTTTTCATGCGGCGTTCGCTTTTCGACCACATAGGCGGCCTTCCCTGCCTTTCCAGCGCGGGAGGAGATAGCTGGATATGGTATCGCGTCATTGGGCACTGGAGGCGGCCATACACGCTTTTCCGCCTTCCCTACAACGCTCCGTACATCTACAATTTCGGATTGAGACCGATGCCGAAAATCGGCGCGACGCAAGAGGTTTGCTGTCACGTTGACCACGGCGCGAAGCAGGACAGGCAGTATCAGGCGCAGGCGTTGATAGGGCGTTGGTGTACGACTATGCCTTTCGAGGATTTGACCTTCAATCCGCGCACCAGCCTTCCCGAATGGCAGGACAACTATGCGGGGAGAATTCACCAGAAGGCGCGGGCGGAGTTCATGCGGCGAAAGGCAGGACTGACGACACCACAGGCAATGACGCTGGCGCGGGAAATCTACGACAAATGCGCACTTGAGGAGTATGGCGAGATTGACGAGGAACACCCGCTGATTGTCGCCACGTCCTTGAGGAGCGGCGACAAGTACGGCGCGGAGCACGTCCTGATGCTGCGTGACCTGTTCGCAAAATACTGCAAAACAAAGCACGAGTTCTGGTGCTTTTCAGACATTGAGGTCAAGGGAGTCAAGACTGTTCCGCTTGTCTCGACTCACTCGCAAACGCCTTACTTTTACGTCCAGTTGGAGCTTTTCAGGAACGTCTACCCGAAGGGGGCAAGCGTCCTGACCTGCGATTTGGATGCCGTTCCGATACGCGAGTTCACCATGCACCGCTGTCCAGAAAATCAGATTTCGATGGGCTGGGAGCAGCACAACTGGCCGCAAAGCAGCAGGTGCATTTGGAACGGCGGAATGTCCTATTTCCGTGGAGACTTCAGTTTCATCTTCGAGGACTTCATGTGCCGAAACGCGGCGGAAATGATGCCGTCGCTTTTCGCCTTCATCAGCTCGCAGGAGTTCATGAACGGCAGTCTGTACAGGCACGGCCACATCCCTCACGACATTCTCGCGCATATCTGCATGGAGTTCTACAAGGGAAACGGAAAAATCGACGTTGCTCCGTCAACGATTGTTCATTTCCTCGGGATGGAAAAGCCGTGGAATTTGAGCCCTAAACCCGACTGGCTGCCACATCTGGCGTGGAGGCCGCTTGAGAGAAAATATCGCTAAAATGGAGGTGCATGATGAGCGAACAGGACTACGAGAGCGAACACAGGAACACCATGACGGACTTTGACGAAATCGAGCGAATTCTGAACTACTGGAAGGCGCATGAGCTGATGTCGGAGGAGGAGCGCGAGGCGTTCGAGAAGGCGGCGCATACCATGATGGACACGCTGGCCGCAATCGACACCTACGAGGTCGCGATGATGGGTCACGGGGCGTACCCCGACTACTGCGAGGAGTGCCATTTATGAGAAAAATAACAGGTTGCGTCCTGTCGCTTTTTGTGCTATGCGGGTGCATGAGCGACAAGGAGTTCTGGCTGAGGAGGAAGCAGCTTGAAAATCAGGCTGCGCACCCCTCGACATACGAGCTTTTCAGCGTGGAGGGGCCGATAAAGATTGAGCTGGAGAAGGGAGGCAAGGCGCGTGTGAGCGTGCCTAATCAGCCGTTCAAGGAGGTGCAGATACCCGACGGCGTGCGGACGCAGGCCGAGCTTGTCCAGCACCTTATCAACGTCGGCGCAATCTCCGTGCTGGGCTGGAAGGCGTTGGACAAGGCGAAGGGAAGCACGCGGATTATCAACAACAATGCGGCAGGAGGTGCGGAATGAGAAGGGAGCATATTTCGCCGTGGTGGATGGCGGGCACCGTCGCCATTCACGCGCTTTGCGTCTCGATGCTTTTGGCTGGTTGCTACCACACGAACATAGCGTGGTATGGGCAGGTCTACAACAGCGAGAACAAGGCCGAGCTGGATGGCAAAATCAGCAATCAGCCGAAGTCAGGCGACACGAAGACGAACGCGACGCGCGACTATGACACGACGAGCGCGGTTTCGACGGCTGGGGACGCCAGCTCCGACATGAAAAGAAAGGCTGAAAATCGCACTAAATCTAATCAAGATGGCAATAAGGATAATGGCGAAAATGTAGAGGAGGTGAAGGCGGATGGGAACGCAACTGATAATCACTGACGCGGGCTTTGCGGAGGTCGTCAACGCCGAGAAGAACGGCACCGCGCCCGTGTTGCTGAAGTCGGTTGGAGTCGGCACGGGGAAGTATGAGGCGAGCGCGTCGCAGACGGCGTTGCAGGCGGAGATAAAGCGGCTTGACGCTATCAGCGGCGGCGGCATTGGCGACAACATCATCCACATCACGTTGCACGACAACTCCGCCGATGCGTATGTCGTCTACGAGGTCGGCATTTTCACCGAGGCTGGAACGCTTTTCTGCGTCTACTCGCAGAATACGCCTATCGTGCAAAAGAGCGCGGGAAGCGAGTTGCTTTTCGCCTTTGACATTGTGCTGGCGAACATCAACGCCGAAAGCCTGACCATTGGCGACACGAATTTCCTTATTTCCTCCGCCACGACGGAGCGGCAGGGAATTGTCGAGCTGGCGACGGGCGAGGAGACGGCGGCGGGCACGGACGGCACACGCGCCGTCACGCCAGCAAGCCTTGTCTCGCGCACCGCCACGACGGCGCGGCGGGGGCTTGTGGAGCTGGCGACAATCGCGGAGACGGCGGCGGGCACGGATGCCGAAAGGGCGGTCACTCCGCAGGGGCTTTATAGCGCATTTGGCAAGCAGCATTTGGAGACGGGTTTCCAGAAGATTGCGGGCGGCCTTGTCATTCAGTGGGGAAGGGCACTGGTGGCCAATGGCGACAACGGAACGAACGTCGTCTTTCCGACCGCGTTTCCCGCGAAATGCGCGTCCGTGGTGGCCGTTTCGATGGACAACGTTGCTGTGTCCTTCAGGAGCATTTCGGCTGGCACTGGAGGCGTCACATTGCGGCATAACGGCAACGGAGGCGTGAACGCCTACTGGATTGCCGTCGGATACTAGGAGGTGACTTCATGGGAATTTACTTTTCGGCGCATAATTGCGCCTTTTACAATGATGCGGTTATCGAGGTTTCGGCTTTGCCGAGTGATGCTGTTGCTGTCTCTGACGCTGCCTTTTCGGAGCTTATGGCGGCGCAGGCGGCTGGCAAGGTCATAGCCGCTGGGAGCGACGGAAACCCCGTCGCCGTCGAGCAGTCGTGCGGGACGTGCCATTGCACCCTGCATGAGCTTGTGAAGGCAAGCGAAACGCAGTCTGGGCACGTCACGACTGGCGACATTCAGGACGTGGTTTCGCCGATGCTCCCGACGGCGGCGACTTCCTCGAAACTGGGCATTGTCCGTCCAGACAACATCACCATAGTCGTCAATGGCGGCGTTCTTTCGGCGACCGTTGACATTTCGGGAAAGGCGGAGGATGATGCGGTTGTCCACATTTCGGGAGACGAGACAGTCAGCGGCGTCAAGTCATTCTTGGCCATTCCGCAGATACCGACGGCGGATGCTGGCGACAGCTCGAACAACGGCGCAAGCACGGAGTTTGTCGGAAACGCAATTTCCTCGCTCGCAAACCCGATTGACTATGTGGTGGAGGAGAAGCATTTTAAGGGTAGTTCAGGATATGGAAGCAATTCGACGTGGTACAGGAAATGGAAATCAGGATGGCTTGAGCAGGGAGGTACGGTTCTTCTTGGAAGCACAGACACGAATAAAACAACACTTACTTTTCCTGTTCCATTTGGTTCATCAACAGGCTTGATAGCAAGTGCATATAAGCTAGTCATAACGCCTTATGTTTCGCAAGACAAATCCTATCTTGACCATACATTGGGAATAGACCCAACAGTACGCTACAACAATTATGCTTATGTCAAATGGCACGGAACGAGTGGCTGCATGACAGGCTTTGAATGGCTTGCATTTGGGAGACAGAATTTCCCGACCACTAGCGCGGGAACATACAACGTCAATTTTTCCAATGGTGAAATGGTTAAGGAGGAGTGATTATGACGTTCAATATCGGCGACAAGTTCGATGGAGTCTATCCGCCTGAAGCGGCGGTTTGGTGCATGGATAACAATGCCTACATCGGCACGGACGAGGATGGGAAATACGTCATTCTCGAAAACGAGAGGCCGACGCAGAAGGAGCTTATCAAGGCCTACGAGGACGCGGTGCAGGCGCATTTGGACGCGACGGCGCAAAGCAGGGGCTACGACAGCACATATACCTGTCTTAGCTATCTCCAGAGCACGGACGCGACGTGGAGGGAGGAGGCGGGAATGTTCAGCCGCTGGCGCGATGCCGTGTGGCGCAAATGCCACCTTGTCCTGAATGACTACGTTGCTGGCGTCCGCGAGGCTCCGACGGTCGAGGGGCTTATCGCGGAGCTGCCGAAAATCGACTGGTGAGGAGGACTGAATATGCTGGTTTCGATACACGAAAGGGACGAGCAGGGTAACGTCTTTCGCCTTGAGGAGCCGTTTGGGCTTATTGTCCTTTGGCGCGAGAGGGTGCTAGTCGTTCCAAAGGGTTTCGAGTCGGACGGCGCGAGCGTTCCACGCGCCTTCTGGCGGGTCGTGTTCCCGTCGAGCGACACACAGGCTTTGCGGGCGGCGTTCGCGCATGATTTCGTCTACCGAACTCACCCTGACGGCTGGACAAAACGGGATGCAGATTATATGTTTTGCGACTTGCTTGTCGAGGACGGGATTGGCACATTTCGCGCCTTGCTTGCCTACACTGGAGTTTGGCTGTTTGGCTGGTGGAGCTGGATAAAAGGAGGGCGCGAGAAATGCCTGAAAACTGGAGCATAACGATTATAACTTTCCTTCTGGGACTTCTCCAGACAATCTGCGTCTATGTGATGGCTGGAGTCATAAAGAAGCTGGACAAAATCTCCGAGCGGCTTTGCCAGTTCGTCACGCGCGAGGAGTGCGACAAGAAGAGCTGTTCGCAGATGGAGGAAATCAACAACATCTGGAAGAACGTCCGCCACAACGAGGCGCGGCTGGCGCATTTGGAGGGGCGCACGGAGGGCGTGAAGCCGCCTTGCGCGAATGAGTGATTTCGTGGTATGCTTTAGTGGACGTTGATGACCACCATACACATACCCTTGCCGCCGATTGCCTGGACAGTCGGCGGCGCATTTTTTGTGACTTGGTGACGCTTGGGTGACGCCTGACGGGTGACGGCTGGAGTAAAATGCCGTAATATCAAGCAATTCGGCGATTTAGTAAGTAATATTATCTATCTTGAACATATTTTGACCGACAACCGCGAAAGCACGGGAATATCCCTTGTTTTGGCGGTTTTCTTGTGTGTTTTCATGTTATATAATTATACCTAGAAACACACAATAAAGCCGCAAACGGTGACGCTTGCGGTGACGCTTTTGGGGGTTGTCATATTGTCAAAAGAGATAAAGAGCAAGAGATATTCAGGAGTCTATTATAGGGAGCTGGAAAACGGCGACAGGAGCTATTTTCTCCGCATGAAGGTTGACGGAAAAGTCAAGCGGTTCGCAATCGGGCGCAAGTCGGAGGGCGTGACCGAGGCTTTCTGCAATCAGAAAAAAATCGAGATAATCAACCGCGCGAAGTTCGGCGACGACGTGGCGCACGAGCTGTCACGGACAAAGCAGACTGAGCCGACGTTCGGCGACCTGTTCGAGTGGTATCTGTCGCGGCGTGAGCTGAAGGAAAGCACGGTGCTCCATTTGCAGATTTTAAGGCAAGTTCCCTTCTGGGATAGCCGAAAAGTCAGCAGAAACGACGTACAGGCGCATTTGGACGAGCTGGCGGGTAGATGTAGGCCAGCGACGGTGACGCTGCGCTATCGTCAGATACGGGCGGTTTTCCGCTATGCGATTGACCGCGACAAATACCGCTATCCCGACCCGACAAAGGGCATAGACCTGCCGAAGTCAACGGGAGCGCGGAAACGCTATTTCTCGCCTGAGGAAATCGCGCTTTTGCTGGATGCGGTCAGAGACAAGCCGCGACTGTATCTTTTCGTCCGAATGTCGCTTTGCACGGGCGCACGGCTGGGAACGCTTCTGAGCGTCCACGCCGACCACATCGCGCCGTCAGGCGAGGTGCGACTGTACAACCACAAATCCGCTCGATGGTACACTGGGTATCTCGATGCGGAGACGATGGAGCTGGTGAGGGGCAAGCGGGGCTATGTCCTCGCGCTGAAGGGCAAGACGGACAGGGTTCCAGCGCAGCAGTCCATTCAGTACCCGTTGCAGGAAGTTATTAACAGGCTTTTCAACACGCCTGACACGCCGCGAGAGGAAAGGGCGGTCGTCCACACCATACGCCATTCCGTCGCCACGCAGATGATGTCGCGCGGCGTTCCTATCGAGGTAATCAGCAAGACTTTAGACCATTCCTCGATTGCGATAACGGCGGGAACGTATGCGAAGATTGCGCCGCACCTGATACAGGAGGCGGTCAGAGACCTGTGGAGTTGTTAACAGGCTTTCTCGAAAGTTATTAACAGGTTATTGACAGGTTGTCAACATGAAGTTATTGACAGGTTGTCAACAGGTTATTGACAGGTCACGGACACAAAAAAAATCCCCCGACGCGAAGGAAACCAGACAAGCAACACGCCGAGGGATAGGGTGGAGTCGGAAACAAGGGTGGGAGGGAAAACGACTCCGTGTGCGGTACAGGCCGCACGACAATAAGATAGCGCGTACGGCCACGAAGTCAAGCCGCCAGAGCGGATTTTTCCCGTGTAGCAGGTTATCGACAGGTTGTAAACAGGTAACAATTACAGGCTGAAAAATGTAACACATTCGGATATAATTATTCGTGAAATGACATAGAAATGTCAGATTATTTCCAATGGGGTGAAAGGCATGAAAAGAGAGTTATTGACAACAAAAGAGGCGGCGGCGTACACAGGGATTTCAAAGAGCCAGCTCGCCAAGCTGAGACACGAGGGGCGCGGATGCGCGTACATCAGGATAGGCGACAGCAGGACGAAGGCCATAATCCGCTATCGCCGCGCCGACCTTGACGAGTGGCTGACGCGCAATCTTGTGCGCACCACGGGAGGGCTTTGACCATGCGCGAAAGGCTACGTCGCGAGCGGCAACTCGCGGGGCTTTCTCAGGCGCAGTTGGCGCGGCAGATAGGGCTTTCCCAGCAGACAGTAAGCAAGCACGAACTGGGACTGAAGGCACCTCAGCACTTTTCGGTCATACGGCAATATGAGCGAATTCTGAAGGTGTCCGCGGACGCGCTGTTTCCTGACATTTTCGCCGAGTGATGTAAGGCAATCATACAGGAAAAGCGCATTTCCCGCAAGTGACAAATAATCACAATCAGGCGTAATAGTTCACAATTATTACGCCTTATTTTATAGGGGGAATGTGTGATGGCAAGACATTATTTTGATGTGGAAATAGCACAGAAATGCGGCGTGAACGCCGCAATAATATATGAGAATTTGAAGTTCTGGATAACCAAAAACAGAGACAGGAAAGTAAACCTGCGTGACGGGCGGCACTGGGTGTATCAGACGCAGAAGGAGCTTGCCGGGCAGTTCGACTACCTGAGCGCGAAGCAGGTTCGCACGGCGATTGACCGACTGGAGGCGGAGGGGCTGATACTCAAGGGCAACTACAACCGCACGGGCTACGACAGGACGACATGGTACAGTCTCGCGTCCGATGAGGCGTTGCCAGTAAGCGAAATTTCGGAGAAGGCCGAGAATGTAAGTGTTTTGGGTGCGGATGTAAGCAAAAAATCAGAGAAGGCCGAGAATGTAAGCGTTTTGTGCGGCAAGCCTAAAGGACGAAAGCATTTGCCTTCGAGGGCAAATCCTGAGCCAATTTGGCTATTTGGAGGCGGCGAAAAGGGCGCGACAATACAAGATATAAAGACAGATAGTGAAAAGGAGAAGATGATAGAACGGATGCGCAGGCTTGCCGCCGACTGCGGAGCGGTGTGTTCGGTGTAGGCACAAAAAAAGCCGTTTCCAGAATTCGGCCAACGGCTTTCTCCGCACTGACTAGATGCGGAATGTCTGAACAGGTAGCACCTAACATAGCCCGCCTTGCGGCGGACGCAAGCGACAGGCACAAAAAAATCCCCGTCATGGCGGAAAGACAGTCGAAAGACCATGACGGGGAGGGCGGGCAAGGAACAACTGGGAAACCCGCCAAATCTATGACGCCGCGCCCATTAGCTAAAGCGCGGCGGCGGACGGCAACCAACCCAGAGAAACCTCGCAATCGTCCGCGCAAATACATTACGCGAAATCTCGCGTTTTTCAAGCGAAAAAATGGACTCGCAAGGCAATATCTATTCAGCAGGACAAGGCCGTTTGGGGCTTTGATTGCTTTGCCTTGCGAGTCCGCGCCCAGTCGAAAACGGCGGCTGGGCATAGGTTGCACCCCCTGGCTAAAGGGTGCGACTACCATAGCGCGTGGTTTCGGTTTGTCAAGGTCGCGGGGAATTTTTTTCGGGGCAGGGGTTGCAAAGCTGGTATGGGCTTGTATATTATCATAGCCTCTAGTATGGCTATCTAATAAATGTAAGACAAAAAAAGGACACGGCATGAAGCAGAAGAAAGACAAGAGCGAAAGCACAACCAACGTCAGTTTCTACATTTCGAAGGAGCGGAAAAAGCAGCTTGACGAGCTTGCGGAAATTCACTTTCGCACGGTTTCAGAGCAAATCCGCTACCTGATTGAGAAGGCACTAAAGGAAGAGGGAATAATCGTTGACACGAAGTTTTAGCCACTATTTCGGGAGGTGGTAAATGAGCGTTGTAAGAGTTGACAGAGAAAGGCGTATAGTGTACGGGAAATGCGAGAGGTGCGGAAGCCCATTCACGTTCCACTACTCTGACTTCGTAGACATGGAAATCGAGGAGGAGTTCATACAGGGCGAGGAGCGGGTCATTTGCGATGCGTGCTACAACCAAATCCAGCGGGCACGGGAGGCGGCGGCAATGCCGTTGGGAGCAAATGAAAGACAGTAACTATTTCGTCATTTGCGGATGGATGGTTAATCGCCTGAAGCTGAAGGGCAATGAGCTGATGCTGTTCGCAATCGTCTACGGTTTCAGTCAGGCTGATGGCACATGGTACACGGGAACGCAGAGATACCTTTCCGAAATGATAGGCGGCGCAGACCTTAAGACAGTTCGAGCCGCCTTGTCAAGTCTGGAGCAGAAAGGGTTTATCATGCGAAAGGAGGAGGAGCGCAACGGCGTGAGGTTCTGCCTCTATCGCGCGTCGGACGGTGTGCGGGAATTTCTCCCCGACATAGGGAAAAATTCCCCACCCCCTAGGGAAAAATTCCCTACCCCCATAGGGAAAAATTCCCCACCCCCTAGGGAAAAATTCCCCACAATAGTAGAAGAAGATAACAAAATCAATAATGATAAAGATAGCGAGAATACGCGCACGCGCGAATGCGACAACGCGCCTTCATGCCTTGCCGTACCGTACCCGACGAAGCCTTCGGAGGTCGTCGAGGTCGCCACTAGAATTGGCAAGCCGATGACGGAGCAGCAGGCGCAGGCGTTCATCGAATACTATTCGTCGTTCGGATGGATGATGCGCGGGACGCGCATAACCGACTGGCGGCACAAGGTCGGCAACTGGTGCGACAGGCAGAGGGAAATATACGCAAGGCAGAAGGCGCAGCCGTCCGCCTTCAGGCAGTCGCCAATCCTGACCGAAAGGCAGGACTACGGGCCGACTCAAAGAGGATACGGAGGATTGAGAAAATGAATGGAAGTGACTTTGTTCCGAGCATTGACGAGATTTTGCGCATTACCCAACGGCGGGATGACGAGAACGCGACGGACAACTCGCGGGGGCGGATGCGGAAGAAACTTGAGCTTTGCAGCTACCGACCTGACAACGAGCAGGTTTTCGAGGCCATTCTTGAGTATGGCGCACGGGAGCTTGACGGGAGGAACGTCCGTGGGCTGTTCCTGCGGGGTGACTGCGGAATAGGGAAGACTCTTGGATGCAAAATCCTGTCTCAGGCGTTCAAGTTCCCGTTTCTGACGGCGAAGACGTTGCAGCAGATTTTCATGAAGGCGAAAGACGAGGACGAGTTCTGGAGCATTGTCGATGGACGGGATTTCCACGGTCACCCGCACACAATCGTCATTGACGACTTGGGGACGGAAGACCACCCCGTGATGAAGTTCGGCACGCAGCATTTTCTGATGGCGGACGTGCTGGAACGCCGATACAGTCAGGGGTATCTCAAGGATGAGGTGCGGACGATTGTCACGAGCAACCTCGACGACGGTGCCTTGCTGGGGCGTTACGGGAGGCGGATTTCCGACAGGCTTAACGAAATGTGCAATTTTGTCAGCGCGGACGGGAGGAGCTTGCGGTGAAGCGGTCACGGGTTTTCAAGGCGGAAGACCTGCCTGAGCATATCAGGCGGCTAAATGCGGGCGTTCTGGGCGAAGTCTCGACCTCGCCCATAGTCCAGGAGGGGCAGAAGATGAAAAAGCGGCAGGGCGAAAGGAAACGGGTTCTGCGGGTGGAGAAACTCAACAAGACCGAGACGCGGTTCCTTCAGGAGCTGCGGCGAAGCATGATGGGCATGACGTCGGCAATCCCCGAGCTGGAGGAGCTGGACATATGGTGCTACGACGTTCAGCCGCCGCGCTTTTTCCAGTTCGAGGACGGCGACACCTACACGCCCGACTTCCTCTTGCTGGTTGAGGGGCGCGGTCAGGTCGTCGTCGAGGTCAAGGGCGGCTATCGGGGCGCGGGATGGGAGCAGGGATGGGAGCGTTTCAAGCGGGCGGCGGCGGTTTTCGGGCGCGAATTCGGGAGCGAGAGGGGGCGCGAGTTCTGGCTGTGCGAATGGAAGCCACGCGAAAACCGCTGGAGCGTAAGGGTTTACGGGAAAAATTGGAAAAAAGTTGAGAAAAAGTAACTCTGTGCGCTTGCAAAGTTACGGAACGCGGCTATATTAATGGACGTGACAGGGAGAGGGACACAAACGAAACCAAAACATAAGGAACAGACAGATGAAAGAGTACTACAACTACCTCCGCGCCTCCGCCAAGACCGACATGGAACAGACGCTTATAGCCGACCTTATCGGCGCCCTCACGAACGCGGAGCTTCTCGTGGAGAACGAGGAGAAGTACGACAACTTCCGCTTCTTCGCCAAGACCGCGCTGGAGAAGTCCCTTCTGGCGGACGTCTACGAGGCGATTTTCCAGTTCAAGGAACAGCAAGAGGTATGAGGAACGGACGGCGGCCGGGCTGAAAAAAAGTTCAGAAAAATCACCGACCGCGCTTGCAAAGTTACAGAGTAGGGCTATATTAAAGACGCAAACCAAAAGGGGCGCGAGCCCGAACGGAAACAGACAGCAGAAGGAAACAGACAATGGATAGCAACGAAGCCAAAAAAGAACATCGAGCTGGAGATTGAGGGGCTGGAGCATGACCTCAAGAAGTGCCTTAAGAACACCCGCGAGGCCATTCTTGAGAAGCTGAACGGCCTCGATGATGAAGTCATTGGGCTGGACAATCTCGAAGAGTTGCTCCGCGAGGCGTTGAAGGGTCAGGAGCGTTACCTGAAGATTAAGGGGCAACTCAACGGACTCAAGACCGCACTCTACTACATCGAGAAGTGATTTCGGAAACACAAAAAACAAGGGGAAACTACTATGCAAATCACGAATGAAACGCGGGAATACTGGGCGAGCAAGAGACAGGCTGAGGAGCGGTTTCTGAAGCGGGCGCACGAGTTCCAGGACGAAATGAAGGTGCTGACGGATGAGGCGTTCGGCGAGCTGTTCGAGAAGTTCCACCGCTACCACCCGAACAAGGCCTACTGGCGGGCGTTGACGTGGGAGTACAGCCGCCGTCAGAACGAGAAGGCTGCGAAGGAGCTTGCGGAAATGGCGGAGCGCATGAAGGATGTTCCAGTCGGCAAGCCCGTCATTCTCCGTGAGGAGCTGCGCCGTATGTGGGCGGAGGAGTACGCGCATGAGGCGGGCGCGGCGGATTGCCGAGCCGGAGACGACTACAAGACGTTTGGCCAGTTCTGCCGCGAGTGGGCGGTCAGTTTCGACATTCGGTAATCAGGAGCGGGCGGCGGCGCGAGCCGTCGCCCAATAGGAGGAAGCATGAGACAGGCACTTTTGATGGCGACGTGGGTTTTGGCGGCGGTCGGGATGATGTTCCTTCTGTCGTGGGCTTTCGGCGAGGCGTTGGATGAGGAGCTGGACAGCCATTCGGCGGCCTATTGGCAGCAGCGGGATTAAAAAAATCACCTAGCTAGCTGGAAAAGTTACCTTTTCGGTTATTATATGGGATGAGGCGGAAAAGCCGCGAACACAACACAAAAAACAAGGGAACAGACATGACGAACGAGAAGAAGATTGAGCAGGTTAAGGTCAGGGACGGGTTCAGAGTCGCGGACACTATCGGGAGCTACTACGAAACGCGCTATGGGTGGAGCGGAACCGTCTGCGCGGAAACCGGGATGGAAAAGTTCGAGGATTGTTTCGCGGATGCGGAGGCGCACGGGCTGCGGTATGTCGAGGTCGAGTTCAACGTCGAGGACTTCAACGAGATTTGGGCGTTCCTGACCTTCTCGCCCAATCCGAAGCGCGGGCGGATGCCGCTGCAAGCACTTAAGCATGATGATAATTTCATCGACTTCTACAACGGGGTCATGGGGTTTATAAACTACGACCTCAAGCCAATCAACGCCGACACGTCGCGGGCGATGAAGCGGCTTTATGACGGCGAAAGGTTCCACGACTTCGACCTCCACTGTGAGGCGAGTGACCTTGCGTCAAGGCTTGATGAAATCGCGCGTTCGTGGATTGAGTGCATGAAGGGGTCAGCAACAGATGAGGATATGAAACGTATCTATGACAACAACAACGTTGAGACGTGCGAAATGACGAGGTTTAGCAAAGCCGTTGAGGAAATTCTGAAGCGGGAAAACGCATAAAAACAAGGGAGAAAAAGCCATGAAAAAAGAACAGATGTCGAATGGGAAAATTGTCTACATTTTCAGCAATCTCGTCTCCGTTGATGATGTTCGCGAGTTCGAGACACAGCCAATCACGGCGAACAAGGTAGGAGGTGTGGTGCGCGTGACCGCCGAGCTGCAGGATAGCTACGTTAAGCCGCGCCCAGACTGGCAGGTCGAAAAGATAAACAAGCTGTTTGAGGAGCGCGAAATGGAGTTCATCGTCGCGTGGGACAATCCCGACTGGGACGGCGCGGAAATGTTCATCAAAAAGCGTTTCGAGGAGGGATGCACCGTGTGGGTTAACCACGGCGAGTATCCAGGTTGCAGCGGACAAATTTTGACCTACAACGCTGGCACGGAGCAGTGGCCGCACGGGTTCGACTTCAGGCCGGGCTACAAGTCGCCGAAAGAGATTGTATCGTGGCTTTACAGGCATATGTTCAGGAGCTGTTTCGACGCTTGAGAAACACTAAAACAAAAGGAAAACAACAATGGGAAAACTAGCTTTAATCTCTCCGAAGGACGAGCGCGTTTCCGCGCTTGACAATCTCGCTAAGTCGTGCCAACTGGCAAATCTGCCTGACAATCCGTTTGAAAACGCGATTGTCGTTGCAAATGCTATGGTGGAAATCCGCCAGTCGCTTTCGCCCGAACTGATGGCACCGATTATGGCACTTCAGAATACCAAAATTGGTTTCAAATGCGACAAGAACTATGATGCCGAAACCGTGAAAACCGCGCTTATCGAGGCCACATTGCGCGGCGTCCGTCCAGTCGGCAACGAGTTCAACATCATAGCGGGTCAATGCTATATCACAAAGGAGGGTTTCGGGCGACTTCTCCGCGAAATCCCGGGGCTGAAATTCAGCATTACGCCGCACGTTCCGAAGATGAAATCTGACCGCGAGGCCGAGTCCACGGTCACGATTGAATGGCGTTACAACGGCGAACAGGAAAGCCGAGAAATGACCTTCGCCATTCGCGTCAATTCGGGGATGGGGGCGGACGCAATCAACGGCAAGGCGACGCGCAAGGCGCGGGCGTGGCTGTACAACTACCTGACGGACATGGAGATTGGCGACGGCGACGCGGATGACGCGGAGCGCAAGCCAATCGTAATCAATCCCGGCAAGTTCGACGCCCCGAAACCAGCCGAGCCTGAGCCAGTCCAGGAGGCGGAAATCGTCGCGGATGACGGCACGGCGGAGCTGGATGCCGCGCTGTCTGGGAGTGGCCTGACCACCGAGGATGTACGCCAGATGTGCGCGGAACGCCGCTGGCCATTCGACGCGGTGAAGCTCGCAAACCACATCCGCAAAAATCCCGACTTCCTGAATTCGGTGCAGGACTGGAAACAGCAGAAGCAGGGCTGAAGTATTCGGAACATTGCGCCTGTTTCGGCGACGGGACAGGCGCACAAATAAAGGTAAAAACAATGGAAACTCAAGAGAGAAAACATCACTTCTTTTCGCCGTCGAGCCTGAGCCGTCGGGAGCTTTGCCCAGCGTCATACGTCGAGGAGGGCGCGGTCGATAGGTCGCTGTTGCCGCCTTCGCCGTATGCGGAGCGCGGAACGAGAATTCACAATCTCGCTCAAAGATATATCGACAAGATGATTGGTTTGGGAAGCTACGTATCGAAGGCCGACGAAAGCGAGACGGACGAGGAGCGGCTGGCGTGGAAGATTTGCGATTTCGTCATGTCTGAACGTGAGCGGTGGGGCAAAAATTGGATACATTACACCGAGCAGAAAGTCGAATACAACGAGTTTTTCGAGACTCTGTATTATGGATATTTTGACCTTATGGCCATAGACGAAAGCGCGAAAAAGGCGTATGTCTACGACTGGAAAACTGGTTTCCGCGCCGTCGAGGAGGCGGCGGAAAACCCGCAGGGCGCGGCATACGCGCTGGCGGTCATGCAGCAGTTTGGAGTCAACGCGGTTGAGGTGACCTTCTTCAATCCCGCCATAGGGCAGATTTCGCGCCACACGTTCGACGGCATGGACGGGATTGCCGCCTACATCCACCGCGTCCTAGACGCCTGCAAGTCGCCCAATCCCGCGCACAACGTCGGCGAGGAGCAGTGCCGCTATTGCGCGGCGGCGCAGTTGGGCACGTGCGGGGCGTATATGGCGCACCACAACGCGCTTGACAACGCGACGCATGAAACGGCATACCTGCCTATCCCGAAACTCGATGACGAGTCGCTGAGCGAGCTTTATCGTCGTTGCCGTGCCGTCGCGAAGCTGGCGGATGCCGTCGAGTCGGAGCTGAAAAAGCGCGTCGAGGACAACGGCGACTGTGGCGGATGGAAAATCAAGTGCTCGTCGGGAGGACGTGAGGTCACGGACGTTGCGCAGACGTGGCTTGTGGCGCGTGAGGTCATGGCGGACAGCGAAATCATCGACTGCGCGACGGTATCCATTGCGAAGCTGGAGAAGGCGTTTGGCAAGGCGGGAAAGGCAAGCGGAAAGTTCAAGACGGAAAAGGAGGCGAAGGAGCATTTCAAGGCGGAAACCGTGCAGTTCGTGACCGACAAGCCCGCGCGGAAATGCCTTTACTTCGATGCTGGAGAGGTGGCTGCGAATGAAGAAAACTAACGAGCTTAAGGAGAAGCAGTTGCTGGACTTTATCAGGTTCTACTGGGGGAAGTTCGGCAAGGCACCTTCGGTCAAGGACATGGCCGAGGTCACGGACAGGTTCTCGCAGAGCATTTCCCGACAGTTGAAGTCGCTGATGGAGCGCGGGGTAATCGACAGGGAAAGACGGATAATCAGGGACGAAAGATGAACTACAACAGGTGCATATTCTGCGGGCGGCTGACGGACGCGCCAAAGTCGTTCGCGACGCAGAGCGGGAAGAGCGGCGCGGAGTTCACGCTGGCGGTGAATTCTGGCTATGGCGAACACCAGGAGACGCTGTTTATTCGCTGTTCCGTGTTCGGCAAGCCAGCCGAAAGCCTCTGCCAGTATGTCGGCAAGGGAGGCGAGGTGCTAGTCGATGGGCGGCTGAGCCAGTCGGACTACACGGACAAGAACGGCGAGAAGCGGCGCACCACACGCCTGATGGTGGAGTCGGTGCAGTTCGGCGCGAAGACGCAACAGGGCGTTGCGCAGGCGCAACAATACGGTCATCCCCAATACCAGCAGGGGGGCGGCTATCCTCCGCAGCAGACGGCGCAGTATGCGCCGAATTACGGGTATCAGCCGCCGATGCCGCAGCAGCAGTACGCGCCGCCTCAGTTCCAGCCGATGCCGCAGGAGCAGGCGCAGAAGTACATCCCGCGTCACCCCGTCGATGACGCGGATGTGCCGATGCCGCAGCAGCCGTCGAAGCCGACCAGTCTTCCCGACGACGGAACGCCGTTCTAGGAGGTGCTGAAATGGACAGAGAAAGGCTTATCGGCGTGATAGAGGTGGCGGAGCGGTACGGGTACGACAGCCTACAAGGCGTGAACTACACCTTGAAAAAATACGGACTTAAGCCAGAAGGTTTCAACGGTAACGAGAGACTGTTCGTCAGGGAGGACATTGAGGAGGTGTTCGGAGGGCTTGAGGAGCTGAGAAAGGGAAACCGCAATGTGGTTTTCCGCCTTCCGAAATACTGCACGAAAAGTGACCTTGCCGACATTCTCGACATTCCGTATGCGGAGGCGAGAAAGTATTTCGAGCGTTTCCCGATGGCGGTGAAGGACTTCAGAAACTCAAAAATATTTGTGATGGAAATGACCGACGACATATGGCGGGAGGTGCTGCGATGAGCATGACGCCAAAAATCTACTGGCATAACATCAGGGAGTACATATCGTGTTTCGACTGGATTGAGCTTGTCCACAGGCGGCTTAAGCCGAGCGGGGAGACAAAGGACAAGTTCAGGCAGTACGACGAGACGGAGCTGGACGGGCTAGCAAGGGAGGTCTTTGCAAAATGCGAAGGAAACAGGCGGGATTGCGGATGCCGAAAATCCAGCTTTGATGGCCTGACCACAGTGTGTATGGCGTGGAACAGCTACGGAAAAGACGTCATGTCATACGACGAGATGGCGATGGTTGTCCACGAGTCACTTGAGCCAGAGAAGTTCTTCAACAACAAGACCTACTATGACGCGGGCGAGGTTTACGAGCTTATAGAGCGTGTCAGGGAGGGTTCAGATGACGGCACCAGGAAGAAGGTCGGCAAGCTGACTTCATGCGACAGGTGCGGGAAAATGTCGCGAGGAAACGGTGCTAGGGAGTGGCTTTGCGGAGATTGCTGGACGCACGAGTTCGCGCACCGTCCGCGGGGCGTCCATTGCGAGAATTTCGGCGAGTACATCAGTTGGAGAAAGGAAAACAAATTCGAGGAGTTAAGCGATGAAGATAAGGCTGATAGATGGCGGAAAGTTGCCGGTTCGAATGACGTCGGATGCGTGCGCGTTTGACTGTTGGGCGAGAGCCTACGAGCCGATAACCGAATTTCGCCAGATACGCTACTGGCTGGGGTTCGCGGTCGAGGTTCCCGAGGGTTTCGCGGCGTTGCTGATGCCGCGTTCCTCAATCTGCAGGACGTCGATGCGGATGGCGAACGGGATAGGGCTTATCGACCGCGATTTCCGAGGCGAGGTCAGCGCGGTCTTCGACGTTATCGGCGACGGTAACTTGCTTTACGGAGTCGGTGAGCGCGTCGCGCAAATGCTGATTGTGCCCGCTCCGATTGTCCAGCTTGAGCAGGTGGATGAGCTGTCCGAGACGGGGCGCGGAAATGGCGGATACGGCAGCACCGAAAGGAGATAGCGGAAACGCGCCTGATGCGCTTGTCGGGGAGCTTGAGAGGCTGATGGCCGAAAAGCGGAAGCTCGATAGGCGCATTGGGAAAATCGTCAAAAGGATAAGGGAATTTCGGAGAGCAAAAAATGATTTATGAGAGAGACAAGCAATGGATACGGGAGAACGGCGTTCACCTTAAGTTCTACGAGGTGATTGACGGAGAGGAGCAGTTCACGGATGAAAATTTGCCGGCAACCGAGGAGACGATTAAGAAGCTGGAGAAGTGCTGCGGGATATACGAGTATTGCAACGCCGAACATTGCAAGATGGCGTATGTCGCGCACCCCCTTCTGGACATTGGCGGAAAATACATCCATTTGTGCAATCTTCTTGCTGGCGAGTTCATCGGAAACAGGCGATGGAATAAGATGTGAAGGAAGAAGGTATTGGCGAAGGCACGAGGAGAAAATGATGCGAAAGGAAAAGTTTACTCAAGCTCCGTGGTACTACTTTATCAAGGAGGCGTCGTATGCTGACGGAAGCACCAAAAAGAAATGCTATATCGAGGTGCGGGGAACAGCAATGGCACAGTTCGCCAATTTCGGCGACGAGGTGAATGAGGCGAACTGCATACTGGCGGCGGCTGCGCCCGATATGTACGAGCTTTTAGACTATTTGGACTACTACTTTGCTTTCTTCGATGAGCCGGAAATTGCAAGGAAAATAGATAAGGTCATGAAGAAGGCACGAGGTGAGGAATGAGCGAGAAGGCGATATTCATGGGCATTATGGATTGCCTTAAGCGCGAGGCCTCTGTCTTCTGCAATCGGCGTAAGGGCAGGAACGGGAAACTGCGTTACTGCCCATACGCACGCACCGACGAGGAGGACGGTTCAGTGTCGTGCCGACTGAGGCAATACGACACAGGATGCGCCGAAAGCCCGTGCAAGATGTGGTATAGGAATGAGGCAAAAAGAAAGGGAAAGAAATGAGCGAGAATGATAACCTTGACAAGGTTCTTGAGTGTCTCAGGGAGGCGACAGCCGCCTACTGCAAAAGCAAGCTTACTGACGAAAAAGGAAAACCATGTAAATGCACATTTTTTTACGAAGAGGATAATAATATTGACTGCATATCAGGTTACTTCAGCATTTACCATAGATGCGACGGCCATAAGTGGATTTATACTCTGAAAAAAATACAGGGGAAGAAATGAGCGAGAAAGAGAAGTTTGACGAGGTGTTCAAGGCACTCAAACAGGCGTCATATGTCTTCTGCAACAACGTCGATGGCGATGAAGGGGACGAGAAAAAATATACTTGTCCTTATGCGACGATTGACGATGATGGATTTGTGTCCTGCAGACTGAGAAATCAACTTATTGGCGGATTTTCCTGCATTGGAATAAAGTGGATTAGGGTTCTGGAAAAATACAGGGGGCAAACACCATGACGATAGGCGTTAGGAACAGGAAAACAAGGCAGTATGGCGAGGAGACGAAGGACTATCTGGGCTCGATTTACTGGGACTCCAGCTACAAGGATATGCTTTATGGCCGTCCTCGTGCGCACAACTGTTTTCGCGCCGAAATCAGCATAAACGGCAAGATGTGCCGTTTCCGCTCGCACGACTACGGCACGTGCGAAATGTGGTTGCGGATGAAGACGAGCGAGAAGCTGGCGGCGGAGGGAAAGCCGACGCGCGAGCCGATACCGCCTGAAGTGATGAAGAGCATTGCGGATTTTGGCGAATGGCTGAAGTTCAAGGGGTTTGCAAAAAACAGTGTCCAGTATTACCAATGGTGCGTCAAGGCGATTTGCTGGAATGTCGGCGAGCTGTCGAAGGAGGCGGCGGAGCGGTTCATGGAAAGCGACAGATACGCAGATGAAACCAAAAGAGCGAAATGCGCATGGAACAAATACTGCGAGTTCCTTAAGCGCGAGGAATGGAAAATCTGAGGAACAGAAAATGGAAACGATTGCCGAAAGACTGAAGGCTCAGGACAGTCGGATTAGGCCGCTTGTCGAGTGGGGAAAGACAAGGGCTCGTCGGGCGAGCCTGTACGATTTGGACATCGGGCGGATGTTCGAGGAGCTGCGCCGCGACAAGTCGAAAAATCCCGACGATGTTTTGGCGGCGAAGGTGTCGCTGGCGAACATCAGGAGCGAGCTAAAAAGGCGCGAGCAGGAACGCGCCAAAATCGCGCGTGAGCGGCAGGAGCTGGAGAGGGCTAGGAAGGCCGAGGAGCGCGAGAGAAGGCGCGTGGAGCGCGAGAGGAAACGGCAGGAAAGGCTCAGGAAGAAGGTTGGCGACTTCCCCGTCAGGTGCGAGTATATTAAGCTGGAGAAGGGTGTGCCGTTCCGATGCTGGGCGTGCGACCATGACTATGACGAGGAAACGCCTTTCGTCACCACGAGTTTCAGGGAGGGAAGCGACGAGAAGGCTTGCATTGTCTGCGCCTACACTCTCAACTTCATCATGAAGTTCGGCGAGGGCAAGAAAGGCATATTCGAGTCGGGTTTCCTGGACTACACGAAGACCGCGACAAACTCGTTTTACCGCAAGCTTAGACTGGCGGTTTTCTCCGCCTTCAACGGCGGAGGTGAGGTCGGCTACAACGCGCTAGTCAAGGCCGCGCACGAGCTTTCCGAGTCGGATTTCAGGGAGATTGTAGACCAACTTTCCAGCAAGGCGGTCATGCGCAGGAACACGGCGAATGCGTTGAGGCGTTACGAGCCAGAAAAGCTAAAGAAAATCGTGGACAGGGCAAACAGGAGAAATGAGGATGAAAATGGAAAAGGAAAGCACTGAAAACCGCGTTCCGAGGACATACGCCTATCTGCGTGTATCGACCGATATGCAGGACGTCAATTCGCAGAGAATAGGCATTGAGGAGTTCGCGAAAAGCCGCGAATGGCAGATAGACGAATGGACGCTTGACGAGGGAGTTTCAGGCGCAAAAGACCCGCGCAAGCGCAAGCTGGGAGGGCTTGTCAGGAAGTGCCAGAGGGGAGACCGTCTTGTCTTCGCCGAGATAAGCAGAATAGGCAGAAAGCTGGACATGATATTGGACATAATCCGCGAGTGTTCTGAGCGCGGAATAATGATTTACACGGTGAAGGACAGGTATGTCCTTGAGGACTCGATACAGTCAAAGGTGCTTGTGACCGTCATGGGGCTTGCCGCCGAGATTGAGCGAGACCTTATCAGGCAGCGGACAAAGGAGGGTCTGAAGCGGGCGAGGGCGGCGGGAAAGCAAATAGGTCACCCCATCGGGAAGAAAAACAAGCACCATAAACTTGACGGGAAACACGAGGAGATTTGCAAAATGCTGAGCGAGGGAAAGCCAAAGGTTCAAATCGCTAAAAAGCTAAAGGTTGACACCATGACGCTATACAGGTACATGAAGGAACACGGTATGAAAAATGGAGACATTACGGCATGAACGTTGACCAGCAATATAGGGTTAATGGCAAGTTCGAGGGAACGTGCTGCAAGGGCGTGACGTTCTTGATAAAGGCGTTCAACTACAACAGCGCGAGAGGCAAGATGTGCGTTTCCTTCTGCCTCGAGGACATTGAGTTCGACGGCGGATGCTCCGCCAATCTCAAGGCGATTGCGCGGCTGATGAAAGGGCGCATGATTTACGGGAGGCGAATGTCCTTCTTCGACGACATAGAGTGCGGCGACAAGGGCACGTCGTGTCCAGCGCAGTTCCAGAAATGCGTGAATGAAGTCATAGACAGGATTTTGGACAAAACGGAGGAAAATTGAAATGCTTATTTTTGACACGCAGGTTTACGGCCTTGAGGAGAGCGTGGACGCGAGCGGCTTTCCGAAGAGGGATGCCGCCACGCCGCCGACGAAAGGCGCGAATTTGAACGACGAGAAACGCGCCAAAACGCTTGCGCAAACGCCAATCGGGAGCGGACACGACAACTTCCTCTGCGGCATTTTGGTTCAGGCCACAATCACCGCGCCGCGCTACTGGTGGCCTGAATTCCAGCGTTATCATCACGTCGAAATCGTGTCCAGCACAAGCACCATGCACAAGCTGAGGGCGATTGTTGAGGAGGCGTCGAGGATGCTTAAAAGAGGCGATATTGAGCTTTACGGAAAATATGTTTCCTCGCATTTCAGCAACGTCACGGCACCGAGCGTCATCTGCAAGTTCTTCAGGTTCGCTATGGACTGGCTTGAGGACGGCTCGGAGAACATGGACGTGCTTAAGGCAAACCTGCCTGAAGGATGGCTCCAGACGGCGCGTATTTCGACGAATTACAGGCAACTGAAGACGATTTACAGTCAGCGAAGAAGTCACCCCCTGGGCGAATGGCGGTTCTTCTGCGACTGGGTTGAGACGCTCCCACATTCGGAGCTTATTGTCGGAGAAAACCGAGCATTGACCGAGCATAAAAAGGATGCGAAAAATGAAGATTGAGTACAGGACACCGACAAATGAGGAAATGGATTTCGGCGAACTCACGACGTTCATCGAGTCCGCCGAATACCATTTCGAGGACATAATCAAGGACACCATAGGCAGCGAGTTCGAGGGCAATTTCCGCGGCCTGAGATATGAGGACTATGTGCTGGTTGCCTACGACACGGACAGGGACACTTTCGCGGGAGTCGTCGTGCTTGAGAATTTCCGCGATAAGGACGAGCCTTTCTGCGTGCTGAATAACCTGTATGTAGAGAGCTCGTACTGGCGGGAGGGAATAGGCGGCGAGCTTGTCAGAAGGGCGATTTCCGAGGCGAGGGAGGCGGGGAAGAAGGTGATTTTGACCGTGCTGGAGAAAAACGAAATCGGGCGGAAATTCTGGGAAAATGCCAGCTACCTTAAGCCGATTTCGACGGATTACGTCGTGGACTATGAGGCGTTTGATGCGGAGGCGAAAAATGCTTAAGATACATATTTTCGGCAAGTCGCAGGGATGCTCGAAATGCGACGCGCTGAAACGCAAGGTGGCGAACGTCCTCAAGGAGGACGCGCATTTCCGCGAGGTGTTCGGGGTAGTCTTACACGACCTTCTGACCGAGGAGGGTATCGCCGACTTCTGCGAGACCAACATCAACCCGAACTGCGTTCCAGGACTGGTGATTGGCGATGATGCGGGCTTTCTCCAGTCGCGCTGCACGTCGGACGAGTGGCTGGCGGACGGCGCGTTGCTGCGCCCGTGGCTGGGGCTCGTCACCGACTATGGGGAGCGGCACCGAGGCGTGATTTCGTCTGAGGAGATACGCGGCCTTCTGGCCGACGCGCTGGAGATAGCTGGCAAAGATTAGCCAGTCTTGGCTTTCCCTTTACCTTATATAAGCGTCGCGCCTCAAATCGGGGCGCGGCGCGATTTTTTTCGGAAAAATCCGAAAAAAGTAACGGAACGCGCTTGCAAAGTTACAGAGTAGGGCTATATTAGTTGACGTAACGAGGAAAGGCGGTCAAGTGGTCGCCTAAAGAAAAAAACTTGAAAAATTAACCTACCACACTTGCAAAGTTACCAAACGCCATTATATTAAGGGCATAGACAACAAGGGAACGCCGCAAGGCACAAACTCAACACCAAACACAAGGAACAGACCATGAAAACTGATATTGATGCTATGGAACAGGAAGTGTTTTTCGACGCGGCGGAGCATTTCGGAGGGTTCGGGACTGATGACAGTTTGGCGGCGCAGGTCGCAAGCTGGAACACGGTCGAGCAGTTCGAGGCGACGGTCGAGGAGGCGAAGGAGGCGGGTTTGAAGTACTGCAAGGCGTTCCTGTCAGAGGACGACGGCGCACCCTACGTCGCCTTTAGCAACGACTACGAGTTTGGCATGACCTCGCTTGAGGAGCTGAAAGGCCGCGCCATCGAACGCTACTGGGATGAGGTTTTGGATATGTGCTTTAAGTACGAGGACGAGATTTAAGGCGCAATCATGGGAGGCGGCGAAAGCCGACCTCCCAAACAAAAAACAAGGGGAAAGAAAAAATGTTTATGAAGTCTCACGAAATCGAATTCATCTGCAGTTGCTGCGGAAGAAAGACAAAAAAATATGTCATTTGCTGGGAGTCGCAGATTGCGGAATACGAAAAAAGAATGAGCGAGAGAGACGTTTGCAGCTGGTGCCACGAAATGCAGGATAGGGCGGTTGAGAGTTTTATAAGTGCGACTAATGAGCTACTCAGAAACAAAAATGAAGAAAAGTCTGAGGAGCTGGCAAAGAAACAGCAAGAGAGCTACAACGAGTGCAAACGCTGGAAAGTCGTTAGATAAAAGCAAAAAACAAGGAGAAAAATCATGTCGAAGATTGTGGTTGACAAGAAGTTTGTACGGGAAATGAAGTCTCTCACCGTCGAGGAGGCAATTGAGATTTTCGGCAAGGGGGTTTTCAGCGATAAAATTCAGCTCCGTTACTTCATGGAAAAGGCACTCTACATTATCGGCGACATGGGGGCTTGCTGGGTGCTGGCCACGAACGAAATTCCGAAAGATCTCAAAGAAATCATTGGTCATTACGTCGCCTATTACTACTGTTTCCACGGAGATTTCCCGAAGGCGGCTGCTTACGTCGCACGCAACGGCTATGATGAGGAGAAAATGGTTTTCATCAGGGCTTGCAACTACGAAATGTGGCTGGACGTGTCGCTCGATGCCAGCGAGGAGGTCATGCGGGCACTGGTTGAGAGCATTCAGAAGCGACTTGAAGGATTGCGGAACAACTACAACTATGAGGGCGAAATCAAGGCGGAAATAGACGAAATGAGGTTGCTGGCACGCGCGATTTCGCTCCGTGATGATGTGTCGTCCGAAATCCGCGAAATGGCGAAATACGCGGCGTTGTGAAAGGACGGCGGCGGCTGGAGCGTACAGTCGCCGCCATACACCACAAACAGAAAACAAGGGGAAAACCATGTCAAGGAGAAATGAAATGTTGAAATACTTTATTTATGATGTCATGGGAAGCGGACGGTGTCGTCCAGGGTTCGAAACCCTCAAGAAAGCGGTTGATATGGCGAAAGACGTGTGCGCCTTGAGGTTTAAAGACTTCGGCGAAGAGTATATTCTTCACGTCGATAGGATGATTGTAAAAAGTGATGGTAGGTACAAAGACTGGGATTTTGAGACCGTCCGCGTCGTCCGCGTTGACGACAATGGCAAGATTGAAGTCCACAAGATTTAGGGAAAGACAATGGGAAAGAAAGACGAGATTTCGCTGGCGGACATGAACGGCGAGCAGATAAAGGCGGAGTTTCGGCGGACGTTGCAGACGTTCATCCGCTCGCCGTGGGAGGTGCTTTGCGACGGGCTTAACCTGTTGGTGGACGCCTTTTTGTCCGACCACACGCCCGAACATCCTCGTGAAAAGGACTATATGCAGATTATCGGCAAATACTCGAAGAAGGATGCCGAGAATTTCGGTCATTTGCTGGCTTGCGTGATGGCTTATATGCAAATCACGGATGAGGAGTTTCTGGCGAATATGTGGATGGAGTACGCGGCGGACGCTGGCAAAGGCCAGTTCTTCACGCCGCCTTCAATCTGCGGCATGATTGCCGAGCAGACGTTCATCGGCGTTGACTGGGGGCGGTACACGCCCGACAGACCATGCCGCATTTCCGACCCCGCCTGCGGCGCGGGGCTGATGCTGGTTTACGCAAAGAAGAAGGCTCCGCAAAACAAGCTGAATAGCCTGTTTTTCCACGGCGTTGACATTGACATAAACGTATGTCACGCGGCGGCCTTGAATATGCTTTTCTTCAACTGCGAGTCGGTCATAATCCATGGCAACGCGCTGACGATGGAGGTGTGGCACGTCTTCCGCACCGTCCATTCCATTTTCGGCGGGCGGATGTACGAGGTCACTGACCCCGACGAAATGAGGCGGTGGATGGAAATGGGCTTTAGCCGTGACCGCAAAACCGAGGAAATCCACGAGGAGAAGCGGGCGCGGCTGGACGTGGAGTTTGAGAAGGCCATTCAGGAAGTCGAGGACGCGACAGAAGCTGCTCCAGTCGCGATTGAGTCCGAAACCAATACTGGCATACCCTCCGAGGAGCAAAAGCCAGTGGAGGCGCAGGAAACGCCGACTGTCAAGGCCGAAACGTCCAAAGGACAACTGTTCCTGTTCTGAGGTGAAAAAATGCCATATTGCCACTACCAGACATTCAGGGAGTTTGTCAAGATTTCCTCGCTTTGCTACAAGGCGATTGACTTCGACGGCACGGAATACCTAGTGCCAGTGAGCCAGTGCTTTTGGCTGGACAGGACGCCTTGCATGGTGACTGTCCTAGTCTCCGACTGGCTGATAAAGGAGAAGGGCATGAAGCCTGAAGGCGACCGCGTTTTCATGGGCGGGAAAGGCAACTTCGACGACAGCGAAGAGGAGATTGTCGTCCACGTGCCGAAACGCCTTAAACCCGAAACAGGAGTGACCGCAGATGAGAGCCTTAAGCGATAACCAGCAGGCGGCGTTCGAAAAGCTGAGGGAGCTGAAGGTCGGCGCACTGTTTCTGGGCTGCGGATGCGGCAAGACACAAACGGCTGTCGCACTGATAAACAGCGTCGATGACGTGGATTTGGTGCTTTGGGTATGTCCGTGCCAGACCAAAGGCAACGTCGCCGAGGAGCTTGCCAAATGCGGTTGCCGCTATCCCGTCGAGATTGTCGGAGTCGAGTCGATTGGCCAGTCAGGGCGCATTTTCTCCGAGGTGTTCGAGAAGGTCGAGAAGGCGAAACGCGCCTTCATGGTTTGCGACGAAAGCCTGAAAATCAAGAACGGGATGGCGAAGCGCACAAAGCGGATGAGGGAGCTGGGGAAGCGGTGCGAGTATCGGCTAATCCTCAACGGAACGCCAATCACGAAAAACGTAATCGACATATACGAGCAGATGTATTTCCTTTCGCCGAAAATCATGCGCGGAATGTCACGAAACGAATTCCGCGACACCTACTGCCGATACAGGCAGGTCAAGAAATGCGGCGTGACGAAGGAGATACAGATAACTGGCTACTCGAACATTGAGCATTTGCTGTCAATCATCGACCCGTACATCTACCAGTGCACGCTGGACTTGGGGCTTTCGAGGAGCTACAAGCGGCTACATTGGCGCATGGGAAGGGAGCGGCTGGAACAGTATCGGGAATACAAGGAAAGCCTGTTTCTGGACTATTCTGGAGACGGACTATATGACCTTTTGGCGGTGCTTGCGAAGCTCCAACATTCCTACTGCGTCGAGCCTGAGAAGTTCGAGGTGATGGGCGATTTGGTGGATGACAGGACGCTGATTTTCTGCAAGTACATCGAAAGCCGTGACGAGCTGGAAAGGCGTTTCCCGATGGCAAAGGTCATGACCTATGGCACGGGAAGTCTGGGGCTGAATTTGCAGCAGTATCGCCGCATAATCTACTTCGACAAGACCTTTGACTATGCCTTTCGTGAGCAGTCGGAGGCGCGTATCTATCGCATGGGGCAGCAGGACGACTGCGAGTATTTCGACCTGACGGGAAACGTCGGTTTGGAGCTGATGATTGACCAGTGCATTGACGGCAAGACAAGCCTAGTCGAGCACTTCAAGAAGGGGTACAGGAAAGAGCTTATCAGGGAGCTTTGAGCATGAAGAGCTACATGGGGAAAAACGTGCTGGATGCCGCCAAAGAGCGGATAGCGTATTGCCTCGACAGGTTCGATGAATACTACGTTTCCTTTTCAGGCGGCAAGGACTCAGGCGCGTTGCTTGAGTTGGTTGTCGAGGTGGCACGGGAGAAGGGAAGATTGCCAGTGAAGGCGGTTTTCTCCGATTTGGAGGTCATTTTCGGCGAGACCGTTGACTATGTTAAGCGTATGTTTTCGCGTCCAGAAGTCAGGGGGTATTGGCTTTGCCTTGAGGAGCTTGACGAGAACGGTTCCTCAATCTTCGAGCGGTATTTCAAGATTTGGGACAGGACGAAAAGGGAAAAGTGGATACATCAGCCGCCAAACGAAAGCTACGTCATAACCGACGAAAACTGTCCAGAGAAATTGAGGAAATACCTTCAGCCTGAAAAGCTGGACTACTGGAGCATTGAGCATTTCGGCGAATACCTTTGCGACGAGCTGGGCGTGTCGAACATCTGCAACTTCATAGGCATGAGGGCGGCGGAGAGCTACGGGCGTTATATGTGCGTCCGCACGGAGAAAAACCGCACGAAAGTCAACAACTACACCTACAAGACAAAGGACGCGGGCGAAAGGACGTTCATTTCGCTGCCAATCTACGACTGGCAGTATCAGGACGTCTGGCACTACTATTCCGTGCGCAATGAGGACTACAACCGCATATATGACAAGATGCTTAAGCTGGGTTTGTCATACGCGCTGATGCGCACCTGTTCGGCGTTCGGTGAGGAGCAGAAGAAGACACTCTACTACTGGAAGATATTTGAGCCTGAGACGTTCGAGCGGATGCTGAAAAGGGTTGAGGGAGTCAACTTCGGGGCAATCTACAACCATACCAACATCAACCGAGGGGCGATAAAAAAGCCGCAGAACATAACATGGAAGGAGTATCTGGGGATATTGCTTTCCGAGCTGCCAGAAAAGGTGCGGGAAAACTTCAAAGAGAAGTTCGACATAGCCTTCAACTATCACCGCGTGATGTACGAGGAGAAGGAGGGCATACCGAAGGAAGTCTACATTCAGGACAGCAGGAAGGACGCTCGCAGGGTGGCGAAGGAAAAGGGGATGAACATCAAGTATTTCATCAGCTATCAGACGTTGTGCGAGGCGATTATAAAGCGAGATTTCGTTTTCAAGAAATATGGTTTCGGATACTCGAGGAAGATGCAGGAAAGGATTGTGGAGCTTGAGAAATGGGAACAAGAGTTGTAGTTTTTCCGCAGCACGGAAAGGAGTTCTTCACGCTGATGGGCGAGTTCTTCGCCTTCCGAGACTATGCGCAGGAAATGGGCGGATGGCAGTTCTACACGAAGAAGGGCAGCGTGTGGTTTGTCGCGCTGGACGATGGCGGATGCGTTCAGGGTTTCTGTTCAATCATTCAGGAGCGGACGCACATCTATTTCGACAATATGTATGTCCTTCGGGAATGTCGCGGGCGAGGGATTAGCCGTTTGCTGTTCGACGAGCGGCTGAGGTACGCAAGGGGCATGGGGCAGGAGATAAGGGTCATAACCGACAATCCGATACAGCTTAGGCGATACAGGGAAAGTGGTTTCCTTGAGTGCGGAAAGCGCGGAAGATACACTAAATTCAAACTTGAGAGGAACGAAAGATGATTGAAATCAGGATGCCTGTTTTGGTGAGGCTTGAGTACCTTAAGCCTAATCCGTGGAACCCGAACAAGGTGATGAAGCCCGAAATGGACTTGCTTGAGCTGAGCATAAGGAAAAGCGGTTTCTGTTTCCCGCTTGTCGTAATCAAGGAGAGCGATACTTCATACATGATTGTGGATGGCTTTCATAGGCATTTGGTGGCGAAGAAGCTGAAGATGGAGTATGTGCCAGTCGTCATTCTCGATGAGCCAGTGAGCGAGCTGATGAACGCGACGATACGTTTCAATCGGGCGCGTGGGACACATCAGATTGACCGAATGAGCAACATCGTCGCCGAGCTTATCGAGCAGGGGTGTTCGGGTGCGGAAATCGCCAAAAATCTTGGAATGGACGCGGACGAGGTTTTGCGGCTGAAGCAGAACAGCGGAATAGCGGCCATTTTCAAGGACTTTGAGTTTTCGCAGGCGTGGGAATAGCAGCAAACAGAAGGAAAACTGAAATGGAAAACGAGCAGAAGAAAGAGCAGGAAGTCAGCAAGTCGGGATGCCTTGTCCTTTTGGTGCTAGCGGTCGGGATTGCGTTCGGTTTCGCGTCATGCGCTGGATGCTTTCACGAGCCGACGGCGGAGGAGCTGATGGCGGCGAGCGTGAAGGCTGAAAAGGAAGCGGAAATGCGCGATAAGTGGGCGGCGTTCTGCATTGCAAAGGGGTTTGTGTCAGACCGTCTCAAGTCGCCGAAGTCAGCCGAGTTCAAGGGCATTTTCGACGACTGGGAGGACGACGTGGAGCGGATGGGCAAGGACGTGTTCTGCGTCAAGTCGTGGGTGGATTCGAAAAACTCTTTCGGCGCAATGGTGCGGGCGCACTTCATGTGTTCCGTCCATCGCGTCGAGGGCGGTACGTGGCATTTGCTGGCGATTAAGATAGCCGAGTAGGCGAGCAGTTTGGCCATGAGGCGGCGCGGAGAAATCCGCGTCGCCTTTTTTGTTTTTCTGCCGTTTCGGGCTATATTGCCAGTTCGGAGGAGACAAGACAAAAGGAAAGAAAAATGGACAAGAGAAAGCTGGAGTACATCGCGCTGGATGACCTTCATGCGTACGAGCGGAACACGCGGACGCACAGCGAGGAGCAGATTGAGCAGCTCAAGAACTCAATCACCGAATTCGGGTTCACAAACCCTATACTGATTGACGAGGATAATGTCATTATCGCGGGGCACGGGCGTTCCGTCGCGGCGCGTGAATTAGGCATGAAGGAGGTGCCGTGCCTTCGCCTGAAGGGGCTTTCTGAAGTCCAGCGGAAGGCGTTGCGGATTGCCGACAATCAGCTCGCGCTTAATGCGGGATGGGACGAGGACTTGCTGCGGATGGAGCTGGAGGACATCAGGCTGGAGGACTTCAATCTCGACGTGATTGGCTTTTCGCTGGACGAGGTGGAGAGATTGCTGAGCGAGCCAGAGGATGAAAAGGTCGTCGAGGAGGACAACGCGCCTGAAATCGCGCCAGAAAGATGTCACAAAGGCGACATTTGGCAATTGGGAAATCACCGCCTGATGTGCGGTGACAGCACCGACGAGAAATGCGTTGAAATGCTTATGGGTGGGGAAAGGGCTGACATTGCCTTTACGTCACCGCCATACGGAGCGGCTGACAGCTCAAAATTAAGAGAAAAGTATGTTCATGGGAAAAGGAAACTGAAGTCATTTTATGATGAGCACGATGACGACAAACGGGGATGGAAACACCTTTTTTTGTGTTCGCTTAATAACATGATGAAGCACAGTTTCACTCAGTTTGTCAACGTGCAAATGCTGGCAGACAACAAGGTTGATTTGATTTCCGTAGTCAATGATTTTTCGGAGCGTCTTGTCGATATAATCATTTGGGACAAGCACCGCGCCGCTCCGCAAATGCAGTCTAACATTTTGAATAATCGTTTCGAGTTCATTTTCATATTCGACAACGAAAACAATTCAAGGACTATTCGCTACGGTAACTTTCACGGGAACGAACAAAATCTAATTGAGGTTGTTCTTGAGCAAAACAAATATGCGGACGTTCATAAGGCGGTTTTTCCAGTTGCGTTGCCAGCGGAAATATTGCGCATAAACTCAAAGGCTAAAAGTTGCCTTGATTTGTTTGGCGGAACTGGCACCACACTAATAGCGTGCGAACAGATTGGGAAAAAATGTTTTATGATGGAACTGTCCGATAAGTATTGCGACATTATCATACAGCGATGGGAAAACCTGACTGGCCAAAAGGCCGTCAAGCTGTGATGAGGAAAAGACCAGTCATTGACTTGACTGTCCTTTTATCTTTCGTTCCATTTCCTCGAAGTGCTCGTGCGACATAATCACCAGATGAGCCGTTCCCTGTTTCGTCACGAACACGGGGCTTTCCTCGATTGCCATTCGCGATATTTCCGCCGTGTTCCTTAATTCCGATAGAGGTATAATCTTCATTTTTGTCACTCCCATTTTTTATGATTTAATTGTATCATAACACACGCCAAAAATAATGTACAAAACTTTGCGCAAAACTATGTACATTCTCGTGTGCGAGTGATATAATATAAATATAAACAAGAAGGGAATGGTAAACATGAAATACGAAATAAACGGGAAACAGTATGAGGCAATCGAGAATGACGAAAGCGAGGAAGGCTATAAGGACTACGACATCTTCTGCGAAGGAAAGATAGTCGGTAACGTCACCAAATACGACGGCGACAGGTCATATAGAGTTTGGGACAACGATGGCTACCACGAAGCGGCGCGGACAACGTTGCTGGGGGCAATCAAGACGCTGATAAAACAATAGTGATTTACGCCTCACCTTGACGGGTGGGGCGTTTTTTTGTTCCTATTGCGCTATAATGTTTTTGAAAAATAACAGAAAGGCGTGATTATTCTGAAACGCAACATCACTCTAGGACTCTCGATTGCATTCTCGTGGGCATGGGCGAGCAGCCTCGTCATGGGGCAGACAATCGCCATTGAGCGCGGCATAATCCCGTTCATGATTTGGGCGATTGCGAACACATTGACGCTTGCGCTGTTCGGCTGGCTGTACCACAAGGGCATTTTCGTTGACAGAATTTTCAAAAGCAAAACGTTCAAGGTCTTTGCCATTATCATTCAGGCCTTCTGCCTGATTATCAACCTCAACATTCTCAACTCCATTCTGGGCAACTACTGGGCGACGACTGGGATAGGGCTTGCCTTCATCGCGCTGATGTACCGACGAGGGCTGAAGACGTCAATCCTCACCGACAAGTGGCAGGGCGTGATTACGTTCATCACGCTGATTGCCATAGTCGTATTCGGCCTGTTTTCGGGAGCGGACATTCAGCGTCACTTTCTCAATTCAGAAGGCGGCGTGCTGTGGGCGTTGTGGAGCGCGTGCATTTTGCTGACCTCGCCTTTCGGCGATATTCAGATGTGGCAGCGGGCGAAGGTGTCGCACAACGTGAGGCCGTTCGTGTACGCCAGTTGCTTTTTCGCGGCATATATGTCTTTGATTTTCGTCATGTCATTTTTCGTGTTCAGTCCAGCCATGAGGATGATGCTGTTGCTGGCGTGCCTTGCCGTGACCACAAGCACAATCGACAGCATAGCCGTCGCGATGCACGAGGTGTCCAGCAAGCGGGCTGGAACGGCGTTGGCGGCGTTCCTGTGCCTGTTCTGGGGAGTCTTCAAGCAGATTGGCATAATCGAGCTATGGAGCACGATAGGCGTTTACCGCGTCGCCTTCTGCGTCGGCGTGTTGGCGTGGGCAATATGGCTGCAAAGGGGGAAGTTCAAACGTGAAGATACAGAAAATCAGGCTTGATGAGCTTAAGCCGCTGGAGCGGAATGTCCGCATACATTCCGAGGCGCAAATCAAGGAGCTAATCCGCTCCGTCGAGGCATTTGGGCAAACAAGGGCTTTAGTCGTCGATGAAGATAATAATATCTTGATTGGGAATGGGCTTTATGCCGCGCTCGTGCGCATGGGCGCGGGCGAGGCGTTCGCATACCGCAAGACGGGATTGTCGGAGAAGGACAAGAAAAAGCTAATCCTAGCCGACAACAAGACCTTTTCGCTGGGCGCGGACGACTACGGGAACATCGAGGCGATGCTGGCGGAAATCACGATAGACGGGGATTTCGACGTGGCGGGGTTCGACGAGGAAGTCCTGCGCAATCTGATGCGCGAGGCGGAGCAGGTTTTGGCGGACGTCGAGAGCTATGGCGCAATCGGAGCGGAGGATGTGGAGCGCAAGCGAAAGGCGGCGGAAAGCCGAAATCGCGAAATAACGGCGCGTGACGGCGTTTCTGACTCCACCCCTAGTGCCAGTATGGGTGAGGGCGAGAAATCGCAGCATGGCGCGAGTATTCGCGAGTTTGAGCCGTCCGAGGTGATTGTCTGCCCGAACTGCGGCGAAGTGATGCCGCTTGATTAAAAAGCACTACGCCGAAATCGACGTGCTGACGGCGGCGAGGAGGCGAATTCGAAACATATTCGCGAACGGGCTGCCAGTGTCGCTTTCCGTTTCGGGCGGCAAGGACTCAATCTGCCTGAGCCATCTGGTGTTTCAGATGTGCCAGAGCGGAGAGATTGACAAGAGCTTGCTTGTGGTGGAGTTCGTGGATGAGGAGGCCATTTACCCATGCGTCGAGCGCGTGGTGCGCAATATGCGCCGCCAGTGGCTTTCGATTGGCGTTCCGTTCCTCTGGTGGTGCATTGAGTGCCGACACTTCAACTGTTTCAACTCGCTTTCGGAGGACGAGAGCTTTATATGCTGGGACAGGTACAGGCGTGATGTGTGGGTGCGCGAAATGCCGAAATTCGCCCTTACGTCACATAGTCTTTTCCGTGAAAGGAAAGACACATATCAGGATTTCATGACGAGGAAGAATAAAGAGAAAATAATACTTATAGGCGTGCGTGCGCACGAGAGCATACAGCGGCTGCGCAACATAGCCGCCTGCCAATCGACGGCTGACAAGGCGTTTCCGATATACGACTGGACGGACTCTGACGTTTGGCGTTACATCAGCGAGAACGGGCTGGAATACCCCGATGCCTACGAGTTCATGTATCGCACGGGAACGCCGCTTAACCAGATGAGGATTTCGCAGTTCTTCAGCGTGGACACGGCGAAAAGTCTTGTCTCGATGTGCGAATTTTACCCAAACCTGTTTGACCGGATTTGCCGCCGCGAGCCAAACGCATACATGGCGATGCTGTATTTCGACACCGAGCTGTATCGGCGAAAGAAAACGCAGGGGAAAAGGGACACGACGGACTACAAGGCCGAGGTCTTCAGGTTGCTTAACGAGCCTGAGCGGTTCAGGACAAAGACACAGAAAACGTCTTTTGTCAACTGCCGAAGGTTTGTCACGATGCACGGCAAAATCCTCGACAACTCGAACTACAAGACGATTTACCAAATCCTAGTCGGAGGCGACCCAAAGGGGCGGACATTCCGAAGCCTCTTTAACCGAGTGAAATGGAGGGGCGAGAAATGAGCTTGCTGAAGCCGATAGAGAATGTGCAGATAATTGACCGAGAAAAACTTAAGGCAAACGACTATAACCCGAACGTCGTTTCGGAGGACAATCTGAAGTTGCTGGTGCAGTCGATTTTGGTGAACGGCTGGACAATGCCGATTGTGGCGCGTCCTGATGGCCGCATAATCGACGGCTTTCATCGATACACCGTAGCGGGTCGCGAGCCGCTGAAAAGCAAGCTGGGCGGAAAAGTGCCAGTCGTTTTTGTCGAGCATTCGGATGAGGACGAGGACGTGTATGGCACGATTACGCACAACAGGGCTAGGGGTACGCACCAGCTAGAGCCCATGAAGGCCATAGTGCAACGCCTAATAGCCAATGGCAAGACTGTTGCCGAGATAGGCAAGCAGCTAGGGATGAAGCCAGAGGAGGTTTTTCGTCTGTCTGATTTCTCACGCGATGACTTCTTGCGTATCATGCGCAGGGGCGCGAAGTCCTACTCCAGAGCCTATGACGTAAAGACTTATTGACAGGTTGTTAACAGATTATTGACAGCCTCGCACGCGCGTTATGGTAACAGAGTTATTAACAAGTCTATGTGCTTATTGCACATAGACTTATGACTATGTACTACATATCTATTAACAGAGTTATTAACAACTATGTACATAGAGTTATTAACAATCATGCGCACACACGCACACACACGCACACACGCGAGGGGGCGGGGCAGGGGGCGGCAGGTCGGGCAGGTACTGTGACAGGGGGTGCTGTTCGCGGGTAGGCGCGGCAGATC